GGGTTTAATTCAGAACGTAGTTGAGCGATAGTGGACATAGCTTCTTCAAGCTGTTCATTTTCTTCTTCTTCAACTTCATTTTCTTCTTCTTCTTCAGTACCTTCTCCAAGTTCAGCTAAAAGTTCTTCTAAACTTAGTTCATCGTCTCCAGCCATTTCTCCTTCTTCGCCTGCCATTTCTTCTTCTTCGCCTGCTTCTTCTGAATTACCTAATAGATCAGCTACTACATCTCTGATGATGTCTTTTAAATCATCAACTGTAATTTCACTTACGGTATCGTCGTCTTCAGCTTCGAAAATTTCGTTTTCTTCCATGTAAGGGTTGTCTAGTCCTGGCTCTACTGATCCTTCTTCTTCAGAATAACCATCTTCTTCTTCAAGACCTTCTAGTTCAGCTAGTAATTCTTCTAATGAAATTTCATCCATTTGATCTTCTGGTGCTGCACCATTTGATTTCTCAAAATTTTCTTCCATGTTTTCATCGTCTCCAGCCATTGCTGCTAACTTAGTAGACATCATTTCTTGCATGCGAGGTGCGAAAGCTTCTTCAAGAGCAAGTTTAGCGTTTGCCATTGCGGTTTCTCTAATAGCTTTAGCTTCAGCGATTGCTTCACTAAAGATTTTAGTGTTTTCGTTTGCCATAATAATTTTTTGATTGTTTTTGATTACTTATTGAGAAGTAATATAGAATTTTTCGATTATGAGGGAGATTATATTGGGATAATCTATCATTGAGATATCCATAAATATATAAGGGGGAATAAAAAATGCACTCTTTTTAGGGAGTGCATTAGTCTTTTACAATAGACTTGTAAAATCGGGAGAGTATTTTTAATTTAGTTAAATTCAGTAGAATCTAAACTACCTCCATTCTGTTCAATGACATCTAAAGCCTCTAGTACAGCATCTGCTAAATCATCTAATGTTGCTTGTTTATATTGTGCTCCTTCAAGTGCTCTGTAAACTACGCTTCTTGGTCCTATTGGTCCATCATTAGTGTCAAGTAATGCACTTACAATTTTATCCATTGACATTCCTAAGTTTTCCTTAATTAATGCACCTTCAGCAAGGTATTTTTTAAAATCAAAATTTTCCATGTTTGTGTTTTTATCTAATACAACATACACCTGATTGAGAACAGATAATGTCTGATATTAGTGTGTTAATTTTTGAGTATTTATTATTGTGTTGTGGTTTGTATCCTTCACTTAGACCTGTTGGAGTCATAAAAGCACCTTGTGTTGAAGGAGTAGAAACAAAATCCCAACATAATAGTTCGAAATCATCTTGAACTTCAACTGTACCTTCCCCTAATGGTTGAACTGAACCCATACCACGAGAAGAAATACCTACAGTAATTTTATTTAAAAATAATTCTTTTAAGATGTTACCTGAAGGTGTTGGTAATACTTCTACTTTACCCATCAAATCATCTCCGTTCCACCATAATTTTTTGATGTTATGAGATACATTTTTTAAATTAATTACCATTGATTCTGGGTGATCTAATTCACCTAATGCTCTATTTTCAGATACAGGACCGTCAATGTATCTTTCAACTTCACGTTCTAAAATAGTTTTAGGGTAAACTCTACCGTTTTGATTTTTAGCATCTGCTCTTTGAATAACACCTTCAACTATTAAGTTTCTATCACCTTTACCCTCAGTTAATACTGTGGATTTAGGTGTGAATAAAGCGTATTCTATTAATAATGATTTGCTCATTATACTTGAGTTTTTGTTAAAATTACACCTTTAGTTTTAGCTGCTCTTTCTATATTTGAAGCTTCAGTTGAATCTTTAGCATATTGAGTATTACCAGCTTTATCTTTTAAAGCAATAGCTTCTTCCATTTCACCTTCTTCATTACCTACTGCTAAAGCGCTATCTAAATAATCTTTAGATCCTGCTAAATAATTTTTAGCTAAAACAATTTTTGCTTGCCACCAATGAGGAAAATCTACTTCACCCATATTATCTACAGCATCAATCATTTTATATAATTCAGTAGCTTGTTTAGCAATTTGATATAACTCACCTTTAATCATACGTGGTTCGTTATCTTGATGACCTAAATCTAGATCTTCGTTAGTAGCTTGTTTTATAACTTTATCACGAGAACCTTTATATTCTTCTTCAGATGATTCTATTTCACCATCACCATCATAGTCTTTTTTAGCTTTTTTTTTAGCTTTAGCTTCAGCAACCATATTTAATAAATTTTCAAAAGCTATACCTGTTGATTCAGCATATTTTCTTATTACTGCTTCTTGATCTTCAGTCATTGGGAATGGGTTGTAAGATTCTTTTAACATCTCAATTTTCCAATTTTTTCCGTATCCAGTACTTTTTTCTAATTTACCTGATTTTTTGTCTCTGTACACAAAATCTCCTTTACCTAAGTCTTTTTCTATAGTACCAAAGTATTCTTTACCATCATTCTTATTAGTAAGTTTTACTTTTTTACCAATAATATTTTCTTTAATCTTACCTTGAGTACGTGGGTTTACATCAGCTACTTTACCAGCATATTGACCATGTTCATCTAGCCCCTTATCAGCAATATAGTTTTTAAAATCTTCAACATAGTCGTCTACGTCTTTAAATTTATCACCTGATTTTTCTAATGAGGTTAAGTATTGTCTAATTTCAGATTCACTACCCACATCATCAAGTGCATTTAATATTGCTCCTCTTGAAACAAATCCTCCTTCAAATACTTCTTTAAATTGCTGATCAGCATTAACTACACTAGCTATATCTTGATTTATCATATAACCACCATCAGCAGTTACAAATGATCTAGGATCATCTTTCATATGAAACCTAACATTTCTATAAATCTTACCATTTTTAAGTTTTACATTTTTAGGATCTTGTGAATATGCTACACCTTCTCTAATTACATTTTTTTTACCTTTACCAATAGCATCCATTGATTTTTTATTAATTTCAACAGTTTTATCACCATCAAATTTAACTCTACCATACAATTTTTCAGTATAGTATGAAGGATTTTTAGTAAGATTAGCTAGTACTTTTTTCTGTGCTTTAAGTACATTACCTTCATCTAAATCTCCATCTGTTGCTGGTATATCTATAATTCCCAATTCATAATCCATACCATTAGCATACTCATATGGGTTAACCATATCAATAGTTTTAGATATAATTTCAACATCTTGTTTTCCTGTAGACTGTTTAGCTTCTTTATGAGCTTTTTCTGAGATGATAGATTTGTTTTTAAGGATCTTAACTACATCATCAAATGAGTTGGTAGGGGAGATCATAGTAAGGTTTTGATCTCTACGAGCCTCGTAAAGAAATTTTTGTTTGGTTACCTTACCATCTAAGTATTGAGTGTATAAATCTTGTATTGTCATGGGTATAAATATTTTATTTACCTTGTCCTCTGTTTAGTTTTTTATAGTTTTTAGAACTTTTTAATTTAGATGTTTTTGCTTTAGAGTGAACACCTGGTCTAGAAACTTTTGGTTTGTCTATTTTAGCTGTAGTAGAACTAACCTTTGCTTTTGCTGCTGCCATTACTCAGTTAAATCTTTAATTTTATTATTAATATCTTGGATCTTTTCATTTATTTTAAACAATGAATTATGAGTACGTTTTAGGTAGTTCATTTGATCAGCATCACCTTTTAATTCAGTTTTCATTCTAGTAGCAAATTCAACTAATTTATTAATTTCATCTAATTTATGTTGAATCTGTTTAACACCCATATGCAATTGCTCTTGTGGTGTTCTATTTTTAGATTGTGATTTGAATTGAGAATAACGTACTTCATTAAGTGGTTCTTCTTTCTTTTTAGAAGATTTTGTTGGGTCAACTATTTTAAATTTCACTAGTTCAAAATATTTATCTGGGTTAGGTAAATCTTCGTGTCCTGGTTTAGAGGTCTCGTTTTGTTTTTTAGGTTTTTTGAATGCTTTTGGAGTAGCGTATCCTATTCTTTCTTCAAGATGTTGCCCTTTCCACAAATCCTTAGCATCAATTCTTTCATTGGGTTTTACAATTCTAAATCCCATTTTTCTATAAACATCACCTGATTTAGGCATTTTTTCAAATCCTGCAGGAGCATTTTTATCTTGAGAAGTAGATTTTCTAACAAAAGCTTTAGTTAAATATCCACCAGCACCACCAGTTGCTGAAGTTTCATCGAGAAGTTCAGCTAGATATTTTAGGACTAATTCTCTTAGTTTATCTTTATCCATTATGAATTTTAGTTAGCTCACTATGTAATTCTTGATATTGTAATAATGCAACTATATTATCGTCTTTTATTGTTTTAGCTTCTAAAATAGGGTTAATAAGATTTATTGTCTCATTCACTTTAATTTTAATTGTAGCGTCCTCTATTGTAGGTAATAATTTTAAAAGAGATTCTTTTAGGTATGTGAATTTAGTATCCACGTATTTTTTCAGGTTAGTCGTGTTAGTAATATTATTAATGTATTCTTTTAACACATCTTTTTGATCATCAGATAATGTATTAAATCTATCATTAAATTTTTCTAGCATAATTTTGTAAACTAACGCACGAGTTCCTTTATCTAAAGTTTCAAACTCACTTACTGTAGGTTGTGGAACAGATATAGCATTAGTTTGAGCTATATGTTCTAAGATATTAATTTTTGAGGATAAAATATCGTCTAGATTTTTTGTGGGTGTTAAATTAGCTTCTAATAAAGTGTATGTTGAAGATAATAATTTGTAGTTACTAATTTTAGCTTTAAAAAAATCTTCAATATCGAAATTGGATTTAATTTCTTTAATTAAATTATATTTCTCTTTAGCTAATTTAGTTCTATCTAAAGTTTTATTTACTTCTAGAATTGTAGAAAGAATTGACTCAGCTTGAGCCTCACTAATATTCTGGGATTTTGATATCGATTGGTATAATTTGTTTTCTCTTGATAATTCAGTATTAACAAAATACTTCTTAATCAAAGATACCGCCTTAGAATCGTGACTGGACATTGTATCAGCTGTAATTTTTCTTACAAGTAATTCAAATAGTATTCCAGTATTACGGAATTTGTTATGCTTTATATTAGCCATTTATTCAAAATATAGTTAACTACTAGTTATAAATATTAATTTTATTTATCTTCTTTTAAGAGGTTGTCTTCGTTTAATAAATCACTTTCTTCAAACAAACTTACCTTCTGTTTAGGAAACATATTTTTCAAATTACTTGAGATTTGGTGATAAACTGCTTGTGTTGATAAATTTTCTAAGGATAATGAAGAGGCTTGTCTTGCTGATGGTTTAAAACCATTAGGTTCATCTCCATTTTTCATTCCATCTCTACCTAATCTATCTTTACCAAATGGATTTTCTTGTGTATTGATATTTGATGCTTTTTCTTTAGGACGACCTAATACTTGATCAGGATAGGTATCACCATCTTCATTATACCCTGTTGGTACACCTTCAGTACCTGGGTATCTACCTGGCCCATAAAGTGTAGCTAAAGTGTGTGGTGTACCATAAGCTTCACCTGTTTTACTTGGATCATTACCTTCTGTTTCAATTTGATCTAATCTAAATTTACGTTTAGCATCTTCAATCATTAAATCTCTATATTCATCGTATTGATCTTCACTAAAGTGGAAAATATTATCATAAACCCAATCAGTAGGTACAATTTTATTTTGAATCAATTCAGTAGCTAATGCAGATTTCTCTTTCATCAATGCTACTTTTTCTTGTTCGTATATGATTGAAGGAACAGTTAATGATAAATCAAAATTTGTTAATGATTCTCCATCATACCCTTGTGAATACAAGTGAACTAAAGCAATTTTTGTTAATTCAGATACTAAAATTCTTTGGATTCTTTCTACTGTACGAGCAAAACGAATATCTTCAGCAGCTAAGGTAGCTTTACCTGTTAAATCTTTTTCATACCCAAAATATGCTTTTGGTACTTTTAAAGCAGCAAATAATTTATCTCTTAAATAAGTAACATCCTCAATAGCTGTATAATCTAATCCTTTTGTAGTTTCAATTCTAGTTGTTGCATCACCACCTCTTACAGGAATATAAAAATCCTCAAGAATGTTTTGCATATTGTATTTTAAATTATACTCACCTGTACTTGGATCCATGTAAGGTGTTTTCTTCATTTTATTAATAGTACGTTGCATGAAGTTTTCTACTTCATTTGGTGGAATATTACCAACGTTAATAAAAAAAGTACGTTTTTCAGGTGCTCTTACAATACGATGTATCAACATCGCATCTTCCATTAAAGTTAATTGTTTAAATATTTTACGAGCAGGTTCAATATAACTTCTACCATAAGGTAAAAAGTTAAAATCAGATAATAATCTAAAGTGGGCCATTTCGTAATTATCAAATACTATACCCTCACTTTGGTTACGAGTATAACCAGAAACCGTTTGTGGTCCCATTGTAGATTGTTGAGAAGAGAAAGTAGGATCGTATTTGAATTTTACTTCTTGTGGTTTTTCAGGGTTTCTACCTTCTAATCTTAAAATTGAGTAAGAAGAGAATGGTATTACATTATAAACACCAAATTTTTCTGATATTTCTAATTTAAGATAGAAATCACCATACTTACACATGTTACGAGTCCATGACCATAGATTAAATTCTATGTTTAATACATCATAAAATAAATTATATAGAATTTTTTGAATAGTTTCATCAGAAGAACGTATTTGTAATACTTCTCCCATGTCATTTCTCAAACAAGTCTCATCAGCTAAAATATCTAATGTAGAAGCAATAATTGAATCACTATCCATTAACTCATAGTCAGTATATAACTGGATACGTGTAGTAGGATATGATAAATCGTTATTAAAATTAAAGTTTAGCCCACCTGTTGTAGTGTATACTTTATTGTATCTATCAAAAAGTGAGTTTGTTTGAATAGTACCAAGTTGTTGGATACGATCTGTATCCATTACTTTTAATTGATTACCTCCAACGTTTCTTATTATAACGTCAGTTGAAAACAATCGTTGTAATCTACCAAAAAATGAAGTATCTACCATAAAATTCTATTATATATTATAAATATTTAAAATTAACCGAGAAGCCAATTTAAGTCCTCGGTCCCACCTTTACCATCATCCATTTTATATGGGTTATCATTTTGATGGCTATATGAAAATATTCCAGGTGATTGGTGGTTAGAAACACCAAAACTACCTAAAGTAGCTCTAGTTAAATCTAAACCTTGTTGTCTGAAACGTAATGCTGTATCTCTCAGGAATAAACCAATAGAAAACGACATTACCAAGTCATCGTTATACCCTGATTGGGATTGAGCTTTACCGTTCTTCCAAACGAATACTCTTAATTCATCCATCAATCTACGAGATTGAAAAACAACTGACCTTTCTTGAAGGTACGAAACTAATTTTGAAACACAAAGTGGTCTTGTCTTCATTGAAGTAGTAAAACCTGGTAGCATACCTTGACCGTTTTCCATTCTTGCTAATTGATTTTCATTAGCACCCATTGTGGTATCGGCTTTAGAAGAGTAATATAAATTTCTATAACCTCTATCTATTAATTGTTCAATTACACTCCACCCAATATTAGCGTTTTCTACTACTAATAAAGCATCATTGTATTCTGTTGCTATTGAAAATAATATATGAGCGTAATCTTTGGTTTGGCATTGTGATTTAAATTCAGCTACTTGTTTAGCTTCAGCTACATCAAAAATATGAAACGCAGAGTAGTCAGCTCCATCTCCACGAGCAACGTCAGCTACTACCATATATGATTTAGAGTAATCAGGTAGCTCCCAAACCCATAAATCACCACCAGGTCCTCTTCTTTCAATTGGATCTGAAATGTAAGTTGATTCATAGAAATTAAGTAAATCTGGTTCAATAACAGTATCTCCTGAGGTACTGAAATCACAATCACATTCTTGTGCTGCGTGTCTTAATCCTAGAATTTCGTCTTGATCATCTCTCCATGTTTGATCTCGTTCAGGGTGAACGGTCCAAGGTAATTTTAATGGAACAAATTTGTTTTCTTTAGCTTGTGCTTTAGTAAAGGATCTGTGAAACCAGTTACCTGTACCATAAGGGGTAGATAATGCTAAACATTGACCCCCAGTAGCTAAAGTTTGTTGTGCTGAAGCGAAAATTTCATCAATTCCTTCAATAAAAGCAGCCTCATCAATAATAAGAAAAGAAACGGCTTCTGAACGACCCGCATCCGCTGTAGCACCAACTGCTTTAATTTGTGAACCATTAGTTAATTTAAGTGATAACTTATTATTTTCTGATGGTTTATCACCTGTTTTTAACCATTTAGGTAAATTATCGTAGGCAAAACGTACTTTAGTTACCATGTTTTTAGCAGTTTCTTGTTTAGTTGCTATACACAGTACGTTTTTATCTTTATTAAATAACATTAACCACAAAGAATAAGCTGAGGCTAATGTTGATATACCTAATTGGCGGGATTTATTGATAATGGTATACTCATTCTTTTGAAGTTGATGTAATACTTTTTCTTGAAATGGGAATAAGTTAAATTGGATTCTACCTCTTTGTGGGTGTTGAATCCAATAATATTTTTTCATGAAGTACACAGGATCTTGAGCACATCTTACCCATTCCTGTTTTATCATTTCTTTTAAGGGAATTGCTTGTTGTTCACTCATTGGATGTGTTTCTATATAAATATATAGAAGAGAAAAAAGCCTAACATTTTAAGTTAGGCTAATTTAAATTTATTAATTTTTTAATTATACTTCTTCGCCACCCATCAAATCAGCAGCACTTAATGATTTTGGTGCTTTGAATACTTTAGCTTCTAGTGATTTTTTCTCGGCAGTTAAAGCTCTTAATTGAGCTACAATAGCAGCTTCTTTATCAGTACCTTTAGCTGCTTGATAAGCAGGAATTAAAGCTTTCATTTCTTTAGTTATTTGAGCTAATTTTTCAGCAGCAGTACCTAATCTTTTACTACCTTTAGCAGCAGCAATAGCTTGTTTTTCAGCAGCCATTTCTTCTTCATCTTCACCATCAATAAATGATGTAGCAACTGGTTTTTCACCTACAGTAGGATCAGTAATTCTTAATTTTGGTGATTTTTCTTTAGCTGGTTTTTCTGCTTTTACTTTTGGTTCAGCAGCTGGTTTATTTGGGTCTGCTTTTCTACCTCTTTGTCCTAATTCTCTTTCACCTTTAGTTAAAGCAATAAATTTATTAAGTTGATTATCAAATAAATCTTCACCATCTAAAGCATTAATTACAGCTGCATCTCCTTTAATTGCTTTTTTGAGTGCAAGACCTTGCAGTTCAGGATTAGCAGTTATTACAGATTCAATTGAAGATTTTAAATCACCAGCAATTTTAGCCATTTCGTCTAATTGACTTTCATTGACCTCAACTGCTTTCTCATTCCCATTTTCACCATCATAGTACCCATCAGTGTAACCATCACCATACCCTTTCATATATTCTGGTGAGTTATTTTCGTCTAATGATTCCCCCTCATCAATGAAGTCACTATCATTATAGTAATCTTGCATTTCATCTTCACTTTCAAACCCTTGTTCTTGGTATCCTTCGCTTAATAAAAGGCTTTTTGCTTTCTTTAAATCAAAATCGATATTAAAATTCATTTGTTTATTATTTTTTAGATTAGTATTTTGATATAAATATTACAAAGAAATAACTTCTAGTATTTGATTAATTCTATCTTCAGTTGTACCTGATATCATAGTGAATTTTTTCATTCTATGATTATATAATTGACAAAATCCTTTAATAGTAAAATCTATTAAATCTCTATATTCAGCATTAGTTTCTCGTACACCATTGTTCTCTATTTCTATCCCTTCAGGAGAAACATAAAAAATGTAATCATACTCATTAATAAAATTACGAGCATATTCTTCAAATGAAGTTTTATCAGCTTGATTTATTGATTTAGCATTCAGAGTAAATGCCATTACATCAATAACTGTTCTATCAGTAATTAAGTTTTCATGCATTAATTCACTTACTCGTTCAGCTAAAAATACTGTTTGGCCCTTTAATGTAGAATCAGTATTCAATGGAATACCTAAATCTCTTAAATACTTGCTACGCTCAGTAGCAAATTTATAATCTTTGAATTGTGATAATTCTTTTAAAGCATTAACTAAAGTAGTTTTGCCTACAGAGACAGTCCCTGTTAATCCAATACGAGCCATATTTTATTTTTTAAAATTGTATTAATATTATTAAAATCTTGATTTTACTTGTGGATTTTTATCTGGTGGTACTCCATTTCTATCTTTACGTGCTTCAACCCAACCATCTTTAGTGAGTTGAAAACCATATAGATAATATTCGTCTTTCTTTTTTTCACTTTTTGGATACTTTAATGCTGGTCCATCCCAGTTATGAAGTTTGCCATCAAAATACGTAATTGTTCTACCATCAGTAGAACTAAATGTTCTAGTTTTATAATCTTTATTTTCCATAATATTAAATATAATAAAATTTATTTGTATTTCCAAATAAATCCATAAGCTGTTTTTTGTAAACCTTTTAGACATTTTCTAATGGTTTCACCATTAGTTCCTTTGATTTCTAATCCTGCTTGCATTATGCTGGTCCACTTTTTAATAAAGTTCCCATTTAAGTCTGATTGTATTATTGGGAGAGCCTTACTATGGCCTAATTTAGGTTTACCTTGGTGTTTAATTCTAATTCTATTTCTTCTTAGTAATTCAACTTCACTAGTAGATAGGTTTTCTATTTCTTTTTTTCTTAATCGTTCTTTACTATTATCCCATAAACCCTTTTTTTCTTTAGTTTGTAATGAAATTTCTTTATTGTATAAATTTGCACATTTTTGACAACAATATTTTTTATATCCTTTGGTATAATTTTGAAATCTTTTTACCCCATTATTACATAAGCAAATAATATTTTTAATATTAAGTTTATTATTATAACAATAGTTTATACAATGTTTAGAATTTTCTGTTAAATTAATATTAGGGTATAACTCTATAAAAATATTAATATAAATCTCATTTATAATTAAACCTTGCTCCTTACGTTTATTTAACCATTGAGACTTTTGGGATTGAATACGTTTTTGTTTTTCCTCAAGGGTTTGAATACGATTTTTATAGATTTCAGAAGCTACTATTTTAATCCTTTCATAAACTCTTGATGACACCTTATACCTTTTACCTTCCTTTTTATTTTTATTAGTAGACATTAACCACAAAGCTTGATATAATTTTATACTTTTAGGATAAATTTCACAAAGCAACATATGGCATAAAAAATGTTCTCTTGCTGTTAATTCTATTAAATTTTCTTTATCATTACTCCCCCCTAAACATTTAGGGAGGATATGATGTTTTTCTTTATAACCTTCTAAGGTTCTATTTTGAGCTCTTTCTACTATTTGATTGTAAATTCTTTGATAATCCATAATATACGTTTTTTATTCGCGTATAAATATTTAAGAATTTTGAAGGATCGAAGAAGCTATGTAAATACCTTGTGCACCACTTACGGTTATACCGCGCGCACTTAGAGCATCTCCTGCAAAATAAACATTTGGATATCCTATTAGAGATAAATCATCATAATTTACTATAACTTCATCATTTAAATACTTGACCTCCGGAATATATATCCCATAATCATCTCCTAATGTTGGAAATACTTTTTTCATATCATCTATAAATTCATCAATATAACTGAAGTAACCTTCAAATGTTTCTCTTACTTCATCCATTCCTAATTTATCTATTTGATAAGCTTCTACAAAATCACCTTCTGATGTTTTAGACACTGTACGAGTTGGAGAGTAATATAGACCTTGTTCACTAATTGATTGACATTGTTTTACAACATTTCTACTCCAAGTAAATGGATCTTCAATACCATTTAATTCCATTATGATACCAAAGTTAGTCATATCGTTTCGATAACGCTCGTCTTTTTTAGCATGACCATTATAAGTATAGTTCCCGTATGTTTCTTCTACTGCAACATATGCAGCATTATTGTTGGTACAGAATGAACGTAGTGATACTCCTTTATCATCAAATTTTCTATATAACTTAAAGTCATATGATACATCAATCAATTTTTGAAAGTGATGTTGTGGTGCTTCAAAACGAACACCAATTTGTACTGATTTAGGTTCAGTTGGTAATTTGTATCTATCTGCTAATTCTTTACCAAAGTCAATACCTGATTTACCTACACCAAATATAAGTTCATCATATTCTATACTATCTCCTCCTTGTAAATGAACTGTATTAATATTAAATAAAATGTCAGTTACTTTAGTTTCCCATTTAAATTCAACTCCATTATCAACTAAATACTTATACCAGTTTTTTCCTATTTCGTGTAGGTAGTCAGTTCCAATATGATATACCCCAAATAAACGCAGACCGAAATATGGTTTAATAAAGTCTGGTTCTTCTGTTGGGTTTGAGTACATGATAGCTTCAGGTTTTGGGTGAAAACGTTTTACCATTTCTATAACCTGGTTCATTAAATTGTATGCTTTGTCTTCTCCACAATATTTTGAAAGTTGACCTCCAATAGATGTGTGATATGTTAATTTACCATCACTCCAAAGTCCACACCCCATGAAACCTGACATGACTTCATCAGGTTGGCGTTTGTAGGGATCTTTACCCATATCTATTATTGTGATGAGTTCTCCAGGGTAGCCGTTATCTACAAGTTTAGTAGCAGCACATATACCAGCAACTCCTCCACCTACAAATACAATTTTCTTTTTTTCCATTTTATTTTATAAATTTTTAATAGGTTATAATATAATTAAGAAAATCTGCTTATCCAAATGGAATTGCAGATTTCTTTTGTTTTATTTTAAATTAAAGTTATGATACTTTTACAAATACTGAACTTGATTTTGTTGATGAAGAAGCATAATTTAACATATCTGATATTACTTCATTCTGTCTATTAGGTTCTAATGAATTTATGATAAATGCTAGTTTTGTTGATAAGTATTTAGAAACTAACCAGTTTAAATCTTTTGATTGTACTAATGCATTAAATTCTTCAGTATTTATGTTTTCAACGATAGTAGAATATGATTGATAAAAATCATCAATTAATCTTTGATTATTAGATTTAAACCCTTCTTGTACTTCTTTAGCATTAGGTAATAATGGTAAATCATTCAATTTTAAAACATCATTAATAGGACCTTGACCTATTTTACCACCAGCTGCTTTTTTACCTTTTATTTCACCTGCAAAATTACCTGCAAAATTAAATGTTCTAAATGTGATAGATCCATCATCGTAAAGTAAAACTGTATTGTTATTAGTAGGTCTTGAATCGTATCCTTTGTATTGATATGATTGGGTTGAGTCTTTAGCTAAATTATATATTTTTATTTCTCCACCTCCAGAAAGTTGTTTTAATGAAACACCAATTAATTTTCTATCATTATATAGTTCAACTAACATTCCGTTTAATTCTTCAAAATTAGTTGGAAATTCAATTCCCAAAATAGATTCATCTACCATCCAAATATCGGCAGGATTCCATTTATCAGAATTTAATGAACTATCTGCTTTTTTCTTAGCTGCATTAAATGCACTATAAATTGATTTTACAAATGAAGAACCTCTATGTTGTTGTAAGGATTTACTTGGAAATGTTTTTAATAATAAATTTGCAGTATTAACAAAAGTTGATGTCCATTGTTTTTTATTAGCAACATATTCTATAATAGAATCTAATCCAGCAGTAACATCACTTATAGCATAAGCTGCTGTTAAGTTTTCAGGAGTTAAATCTTCAGCACTTATAATTTTTCCTAAAATTTTATATGCAATAGAATTTACTACACTTTGAGCTGATTCTTGTATTTCAGTATTTTCAGCTCCACCTCCTTGCCCGGCTCCGCTTCCAAATTCAGGTGTTTTTTTAAATGCAGATAATCCATAAGCATTACCTTCAGTATCAATAAATACTTTACCTTTACCTAATGTTTTATAATCTTTAGATTGTAAAACTTTAATGGCATCAGCAGTTGCTTTAGGGTCTAAAACTACTTGGGTACCATCATTTAATTCAAAAGGTTCTTGATTTTTTAGTTTATCTAAAAATCTTTCACCTCTATCATCATATTGATCTTTAAATTCAGATTTAGAAGTAAATGGTTTTTCTAATTCGGCAGGTGATAAACTTGCCTCTTTAATATAAAATTTTAATTTTTTTTTTAATCCCTCTTTTACTTCTTCAGGTGTTGTTTCTTCTGCAGGTGCTTCTTCTGTATCTTTATCTTGTAAATCAGCTTGATTTTCTTCAGGATTATTAGGACCTGAGCTACCAGGTGGTACTCCTAATTCTAACAATTGAGCAATAGAAGTAATAGCAAATTGTTCTTCAGATAAATTTAATAAGTAATATTTTTTACCTGCTATTTTGGCAGTGTATGCTTCAGGACCATATATTAAATAAAATTCTTGCCCATTATGAAGTATAACTCTAAATGTAGTTGGTTTTGGAGCTGTAACAAATACACCTGAAATATAATCTCTATAATGTGGTGTCATTAAATCAGACATTGTAGCATCTAATGAAGGATATTTTTGGAGAATATATTCTAAAGGATCACTTTCAAAAGTCAGAAGTTGAGAATTTTTAAAATCCTCAATTTCTTCTTTAATTAATTGTCTTAATATTGATATTTTAGTCATAATTTAATCTTGGGTTGAATAAGGTGTTCCTTGTTCTTTAAATCCTATTACCCCTGGAATGTTTCTAATACCATCAGTAATGGTTTTAAGAGTAGTTTCAGAATCAAATTTATTTTGTTTAACGTATGGGTAAGGATCAACTTTAATTTCTAATTTACTTCTAAAGTATCTTGAGGTTGAATCTTGTTCCATCTCTACATTACGTACAACAGTAATAGCAGGTAAGGCTCTAACATCAGAAAGAATATCTTTTTGATTTCTTTTCTCGTCATCTACAATTAATATTCCTTCTAAGTGAAATATTTTGTCTAGATTACCTTCGTTTAATAATTTACTTATTGATATCATAATTATTTATTTAAGGGTTCCCACCAATTAGTACAATATTCGTCAGCAGCATATGGTATAGTATTGGTACCAGCCCAATCATAATAATAATTACTAGTACAAATTTGTTCTTCTTGATTCCACCATTTACAATTTGCGCAACATGAACCTCCTTTAGGTACCTGTAATCCTGCTTTATGGTTAGGAGGTAAAACCATTTCACCTGGCCCTCCGTAATTTTCAGTTAGTATGTTTTGTAGCTTTATCATTTTGTTTTTCCCCAAGTTTTACCTTTACCTTTTCTTTTACATCCAGCAGGAGTAGGTCTACAAGCAGGATATTTAGCACGTTTTTCACCTTCTTTTCTACCACAAGCTTTATAACCTCCTTTACCATCAGGTGCATTACAATCTACCCATCCACCTTCTTTACCTTTAGGGCCTGAACGTTTAAACCAAGTACGTAATGTTTCTTTTTGTGCTTCAGTTAATTTTTCAAATTTTTCTTTTAAATCTTTCCAAATATCACCTTGACGACATCTAACAATTTGACCTGATCTATATGCTGATGATTTTGGGTTTTTGCGTCTTGCAATACGTAAACATCTATCTGCTTTTTTCTCAGATAATATTTGGTTTAATATTTCAGAAAGTTTTATCACTTTTTACTAACTATTTTATTATAGTCAGTCATAGATAAAGTTTTTCCATTAGCACTTAAAGCAATAGCTTTTTCAGTTACATCATGTAAATCCATATCAGTTTTAGCATCTTCCCTCGCATATTCTAACATACGAATAAATAGTGGAACGTCCAAAATTATTTTGTCTGTTGGATTAGATTGTTTTTCTAAAAAAACTTGTTCTACTGCTTCTCTAATGAGGAATCTTAAGGTTGATTTATCCATTTTATTTATATTTAGCTAAAATTTGTTCGTTATTTTTAATAACGTTTTGTCTTTTAACTTGATTTCCGTGGTTAGGTTTTTGTTTGCCTGGTTTTCTTGATTTAGACATTTTCTTCTAAATTATCAGCGTATTTAGTTAATTTATCTTTAGCGTAATCAGCTGCTTGATCTAATTTTCCTTTTACTTTATCTTTTAAAGTATTGTAAACTGCTTTTAATGCTTGATCAGCTTCAGCATCATCTTCAATATTTAAAGCAGCTTGGAATGCATTTAAAATATCATCCATTGAAGTTTCTCCTTCAGCTTCAGCTAGTTTTTTAGCTTTAGCAGTAGCAATAGCATATGTTTTAGAATCTTTTGAAGCACCTTGTTTAGCCATAGCTTTTACAATATCTTCTTTTTTATTTTTTTCAGCTTTAGATAATTTCTTCTCTTGAAGAACTTCCATTACAGCTTGTTTGATTTGGTCTTTGATTGATTCTTTCATTGGTTTTTTAGGTTGTGATGCTATAAATTGTAAAGCAGATGTTATTAAGTTTTTCTTTTGTGAATCAGTAATATCAGCTACAGTGATTTTACCTCCATCAACAGTAGTTTTTTCAGCAAAATCTTTTGGTATTAATTTTTTAAATTTAGCTGCTAATTCAGGTGTATCAAAAGTTTTAATAAAGTTGATTTTTTCTACTTTACCTTGCGTATTTGAAGTTGTTGCAGGTTGATCATCTGATTCTTGTTGAGATATGCTATATTGTAGTTTAGCATTACCCATTATAGTTTTAAGTACTTTAGTTAAGTAATCTTTAGTTTCGAATGGATTTTTCTTTTGTGGAAAAACAATTTTATCACCATCAACTACAAAATCTTTATCTTTAGCCATTACACCACTGTACTTTTTTAAGTTATCAGGTGTTTTCATTGGGTAAAATGTAGATGCGTATTTACCAAAGAAATCCATTGGTAAATCTTTAGCTTCCAATGTAATTATAAATTCATTAAATGAATCATTATCATTTTCAACTGACCATTCATCAAATTTGCTTTGTAGTTGTTGTTCTACTTTAGCCCATTCTTGTGGTGCTCTACTTTTAATATCAATTATTTTGGAAAGTCTTTCGTTTTCGTTACTTTGATCCCAAGTTTCTTTAGCTACTCTACCTTTAGTTGCAGGTACAGATGGGCCAAATATTTTAGAAATAATTTTTGGATCTCTTAAGTTATTAGCATAAATACCGTAATTTTTAATATCGGATAATGCTGCTAAAGCAGATTCTAAATTAGCAGGTTCAAGTACTAAATCATACAGAGCTTTTTCAAGTCCTGTTTGTTTTTCCTCTTCACCACCTTCAAGTTCCTCTTTAATTAACTTATATAGATGAGTTTTTAAAAGTTCAAAATTATTTGTCATCTTTAGTTTCTTTCTTTTCTTTTTTAGGAGATGATTTTTCTAATGCTGATTTTAGTTTTTCTAGTACTTGTTCAGCTTTTTCTAATTTAGCAGTATAGTTTGATAATTCACCTCTCATTTCAGGATTATCAATTAATTTAGCCATTTCAGCTTTTAAATCAGCTACTTGTTTTTCTAAACCACCTACTTTAACTTGACCTTTTTTAACATTCTCTTTTAATTCCAAATCTCTTTGTTTAAGAGCTTTTTTACCAGCTGCTAAAGCTTGATTAGAATTTAAATAAGCACCTACATATTCATTACCACCAATAATATTGCCATCTAAAAGTTCTTCTAGAGTTACTGTTTCAATAATACCTCCTTCACTCATATCTTTAGTAGCTTTTTTAACTAAATAAATTTTACCATCTTTAGTTACTTTATCTTCAAACATTGAACCTGGGGTAGATGTTAATGATTCTTCTGTTTTTTCTTCAGTTTTTCCTTCTTCGGTAACTGAATTTAGTTCTGATAAATAATCAGTAATGCTTTCTTTAATTATGTTTTTTAATTCTAATCTTTTCATGGGTGTTAGTTTTTGATATAAATATTTATATTTCTAAGTTTCTTAATCGTTTTATATTGCTTTTAATTGCTTTTATAACTTCAGGATCAATACTCCCACCATCCCATTTTTCTATATCACCTGCTTCGGTAACATACGTTGTATTTTTTGAATTAAAGTACTCATCGAACATTTGTTCGGCATCATCTATAGTAGCATTTTTGTTAGCATTAAGCATTTCTTTTTCATAGGCTTCATACTTACCTGTTACTCTTAATTTACCTTCCATTTTAATAACACAATCAAAACAGGTGCTATGTATGTTATACATTTTTCTATTTAATGGAAAATCTTTCATGGGTTTAGAACAACATGGGCAATTAAGTGGAAATTCTACCATTGCCTTTAGCGCATCATGCTTGGTGATGGTTTGCTTAATACCGTTGTAAATAGTCCAGGTTTTACCGTTTTCTTCCCACATATCACCCTCAATATGAGTAACTTGTTTTTTACTATAACCGGCTTGAATTCTAGTAGCATTTCCAGTATTACCTGAAATAATATTTCGCATTCTTTGAATGTCGTGTTCCGAAAATTCTTTATTTAATTGTGACATAACTTATATTCCTAATTTTTTTAAATCGTTTATTGCTTGATCTGTGTTTTTATATAAAATTCCAATACCATTTTTAGATTTCCAATTCATAATGGTATCTTCTCTATCGTCAATTAGTATTTTGTTTGGTCCTGCTAAATCAGATTTTTGTTTAGCTTGTTTAAAAACAATTGGAGTACCTGGGATGTGATCTTGTACCCATAGTGTTTTTCCTATGCGGCTTGATTCATGGTATGAAGGAGCGGTAAGTAAAGTTGGTTTGTAAGGTTTAATGTAATCCCATAATTCTTTACCTCCAGGCATCCAAGGAATACCTCTCCAAAATCTTACTCCAATTTCATTATCAATAAGTTTCCAAAACATTTCTGTAGCTTTATTTTCACCATATTTTTGGGTCATTTCAGCTCTATATTGATCAGGAGACATTCCTGTAAAATGTTCAAAGCGACCTTCAAAATCTGCTAAAACTCCATCCTGATCGGAGAATATCTGATAGTTTATTTTTGGTTTTTCTTCTTCAAAAAGTTTATTTATTGATATCATTTTTTTACCATTTCTTGCAAGACCAATAATTAGCTTTCCAACGTGGTCCTGGGTTAGCGCAGTTATGTCTTGCTCTATAAGCTGCTCTTCTTTTAGGGTTTTTGGCTTTAATTACCATTCTTTTACCTTTAGCAGATTTACCACCAAAGCCAAAGTTAACTTTAACTACTTTACCCTTATTATTTTTAACATATACCTTAAATTTCTTAATATCACCTTGCATAATTTTACCTAAGGTAACTTTACGACCCTGATATTCAGCTTCAGTTAAGGTTGATTCAGATAACTGTTTAGTATATTCTTTTAGAAAAGAAATAAATTCTTTTAAATCTTGTTCGTTTTCAACATCATATTCATCTATTTCTTCAGTAGTTTGACTTTCAAATATTTCAGGATTTTCACGTCCAAATTCTCTCATTATTACCCCTGCCATTGCATTAGCTTCATTTTCAGTATCAGAACCATCTTCTCCATTTAATTCATTACCATTTAAATTTTGCATATGATGAACTAATTCATGAGCTAATGTTCTTAAAATATCAGCCATATTTCGATTATGAACTACTATTTTTATTTCTTGCTCTTGTGGGTAATATCCTCCAAAACTTTTATGTTCTTGTGAGTATGTTGGAGAATTAATAACAAAAACTTTAGGTTTATCCACATTTAATTTATCACAAGTATAATCAACAAATTTATCTATTAATGGAGCTTTTTGTGGGGTAAAGTTTTCATGTAATATAGGGCCAGGTTTAAATTCGTCTTTAGAGTAAATAGAAAATATTTGTTTAGCATCAATACCTTTAGGTAAAAATGTTTGTATATCTTCTAAATCTTTATTTCTGATAGCTGTTCTTAAATCCGTAGCATTAAAGTTTTCGGTAGTACCTGCATCAACTATTTGAACATTAGAGTATTTTTCTCTATCTTTATCAATAGCAGCATATCTACTTCTTTCTCCTTTACCATAAAGTACAATAAAATCTCTTGATTTGTCTTTTATAATATCAAATACTTCACTTACAGGAGATGATTTAGTTGCAACTTTTATTTCAACATTTGAAGGTAATAAATCTTTATATAAAGACCAAACTTCCATTGATTGTTCAGGTGTGAATTCATCTTTAGGCACATTAGACATTATTACAATTACTTCATCAGCAATTTCAGAAGCTTTATTGACAACATTAAAATGTCCTTGGTGTGGTGGTTTAAATTTACCAGGATACAAAGCTACTATTGGAGTAGATTGTTCTAATAGTTCTTGTACAATTTCTTGACCTATATTCATTAAATAAAATTTTGAATTTTAGACTTTGCAGAACTTATACCATCAAATTTAGGTAAAGTTTTTACCATTGATTCGATATCTTTATTTAATTGATCTTTTTCAGCTCTTGATTTAGCCATTTCTTCGGGTGTTTTAGGTTTTCCTATAGCAGAAGAAGCTTGTGTAAATGGTTTAACTAATTCAGGACTAAATTCTTTATTTGCATTTTCAGAATCATTATTTAATAATATAAAATTATCTCCAAATGCTTGCTCGTACACACCGATGTTTTTATTAACATCTCTCCAAGTACGTAAAACAATACCAGGCATTAAACTTCTATCACGTTCTTGATTACGTTCAAGTGAAGTTAAAGGTGAAACATAAATCATTAACATAAATGTTTCGTACCCTAAATCCTCTAATTGTTGTTTTTTCTTTAAAACCGGACCTGAAGCAGCACCAGTTCCATCGATAATAATATTATTTTTATCTTCGATGGATTGTGCTAAGGTATCTTGTGTTGTTTTTCGAGCTTGTGCTTGTAATTTAGCTGCTTGTGATAATTGATCAGGAGTAAAATCTTTTTGTTTTAAACCTATACCACTTGCTTTTAAAAGTTCTTCATAAGTGTCATCTGAATTAATGACTTGATATGATGAAGGTAATAACTGTTTTGTTAAAGTAGATTTTCCACTACCAGCAGGTCCTGCTAAAAATATAGCTTTAGGTGTACCTTTTATTTCTTTTAATAAAGTAGCTAATTTAATCATTTTTCTATTATTGATATAAATATTTACACTTCCCTTTTAACTGTAGTTCTTAATGTTAAAATATGTGGTTTGGGAATAGGATTTTCTAAATCAAATAAAGCTTTAACATTATTGAAAATGCTTAGGTTTTGTTCTTGTGATCTATCTGATTCAACTATTTCCCAGTTTTTACCTTTTAATCTTTTACAGGTTTTGTCTTCACCTCTAGAACGAGATTTTAACCATAAGATACCATAACGATTTATTTTCTTACCAAAACATTCCTCATAACACTGACCATAAACAGCTGTTTGTAGATCGTATGTTGTTTGTAAGTGATTAGAAGTTTTTAAATCTATAACCCATAATTCACCATTAATTTCAACAATTAAATCACAGGTACCTGCTACTCTTAAAGTATCGGAAAATAAATGAACTTCAGTTTCAATTAATGTAGGTTTAACAGTTTCCCAAAAATTAACAAAATTTAAAAACATTGACCATACGTGAGGGGGATATGCAGGATTACCATATTGATTTAAAAATGAACATTCTTTTCCATTTAAATAATCTTCACACAAATTATGAGTTTGAGTACCTTCTTCAGCTGCTTTTTTTACAATGTATTCTGAGGCGTAACCTACCTTTTTTAACCAGTCTTCAAAGTGTTTTCCTTTTGGATAATAAGATAAAACGTGTGTTACTGAAGGATAATAATCTCCATTTCGTCTGTAAAACCTTGAATCTGGGAGAGTGATCATTTTAAAGTCATCTGAAATTTGGAGAATTCTGTCGTAAGATTTTTTCATTAGTTTACTTCTAATTTGAGTGAAAAAAGATCAGAAAATGTAAATTCTTGAGAATTTTGTACTAAATGTGTAAAATGTTCGAAGCCCATATCTGATGGATCTTTACCTTCTAGTTTCACAACATGTAATTTCTTTCCTGAGTGGAGTAGATCTCCTGCAATCTTAAGTGTACTTTTTAAAGCATCACTATCTAAAGCTAAGTATATGTCTTTAATATTATTAGACAATAGTTTTTTAGTTAACTGTTTTGACATTGTTTTACCATATAAAGGTATAGCATTTCTTTTAATAGCAATCGCGTCAAATGCTCCTTCACAAAGTATAACAGGTAAATCCCAATTTATTAAGTTTTCAAATCCAATTATAGCATTTTTATCAGTAGATATAGCATCATATTTTCGGGCAGGATCTTTTTCAAATGAACGAGCTATAAAATAATTTAACTTACCATTAGCATCATAATTGGGTATAATAATTTTATTAGCGTATCTTCCTACCTCACAATACCCTATTTGATATTTGAGTATATCTGTGGGTGTTATACCGCGTTTTTTAACATAAAACAACGCGTGCCTTGCAGTAATATCTGCCTTCGATAGGTTATATAAAGGTTTATATTCCTTAGGTAATTCAACGTTAAGGTTAAAGTCTGATTGGTCTATTTTAGTTGTAGTACCTAGAATTGAATTTAATTCAGAATATTTTTCTCTATCTGCTTTTACAGATTTAAATAAAGAAGCAATTGTTTTACCTTTAATATCACAAGCCCAACAGTGCCAAGGATTTTCATTCTTAGTTGTTGGGACTAGATTAATTTCTAATTTAGGTTTTCTATGATTGCATAGAGGGCAGTGAAAGGCATAGTTACCTTTTGAAGTAGCATTGCCTTTTCCTAGTACCGATTGTACTAGACCTAATAATATTCCGTTTACCATAACCTTATTTTTTTATTATATTTCTCTTACATCAAATAATCCATCAAAAATATTAACCATTAATCTCTTTTGAGCAGCAAAAAATAATATTGCTCCATCTAAAGAAACGGATTTAATTGAATTGATAGGCTCATTTGAATTTTTTGAAAAAAGACCGTAGCGTTTCATATAGGGGATTTTTGTGGTAATATAATAAATTATTTTGAGGTATCAAAGTCTTTTTTAAAAAAACGTCCACTTATATTATCATTAAAATAAATTGATCCTTCTTCTATTACTTCATTAATGTAAAGGTATTTATCTTCATAATAAGTTAATAACTTTTTTGTAGGAACAAACATAAGTATTTCTCTTGTGAATTCATCGTGTTTACCTTCAACTAACATTTGTTTAATTGTAGGGTTAGACCCATAATAAGTTTTCCAATCAGTTTCTTTAGTAACTGTTTTTTTCTTAGAAGCTCTTTTATCAACAATTAAAGCTAGTTCTTTTTTACCTAAAGCTTTTCTTTGAACAGATATTAATTGTTTTTTACCTAAGTATTTTCTACCTGATGGAATATGAGTCACTTCATAAATAAATCCGAAAGTGTTTTCGGGCATATCTAAGAGTTCTGTTATTATTTTACCTTTATAAATCCAAGTTGGAATTGTAATCATAATTTTATTCTAAATATCGTATTTAACTACAAAAACTGTATCTGTTGTTGAAGAGAGGGGGATTGGTTGAGCTAATTTAGCTACCGCTAGTAATTCACTTCTATTGTTATATAGTCCTACTGTTGTAACATAAGGAGCAAAAAATGAACCTGTAGCAAAATCTCTTAATGAACCTGAATTATCTGTTGATATAGTGGGGTTCATAGACATATTAAAGTCATTTTCTCCTACTTTGCAACGAACTTCATTTTCATAAATGATATGTTCATTTTTAAAGCTTAGTACAGCATTTGGATCTTGCACTACGGGTGCCGTTAAAGGGGGTGTTACAGCCATATGTTAAGTTATATAATCTATTGAACAAGTTATAGTAAAAGCTTCTCCATAAACATTTCGATCTATACTTACACGAAGTTCTGAGGGATCATCATCATTTCCAAGAATATAACTATCAGAATATATGAAAGTATTATTTCCAGTTGAATAATTATCCCAAAAATTTACAGATGGATAGAGATTACCATTAACATCTGAGTTAAGTTCAGTATTAACACTTCCATTTATAGGATTATTACTAGTTATAGTAGCTTTATATTTAAGATTATTGCTAACATCTCTAACATTATAATTATTAGGTCTATTTATAAAACTAAGTGTAACATTTCTTTGGTTTGGATCCCCAGTAGACTGTTCATTTTGATCAAATATAAAATCATATGCAATAAGTAAAGGAGGTGAGGTTTGATTAGGAAATACAGTAAATGTATCACGTAAAAATCCTTGCATTGCAGGGAGAATACCATATAGAGTTGCTTGAACATTATTAACTATAACAATATATACATTATCATAAAAATTTGGTGGTGGTGGTGGTGATTCACAACTAGTTGTTATAATATTACTATAAGAAGAAGTTGATCCATTACTACAACTGTTATATGCTCTAAAATACATTATGTCATAAGGATCAGTATAAGTTCCATAATCGTCATAAAAATTAAGAGGTAATACAGAAGGAGATGAATTATTTATGGTATGAGAAGCATAACTTGAAAAATCTGACCAAGGACCATATTGAACTATAGTATGTGAAGCATTAGCTGAGGATGAATTATAAATTAATGAATATTCAGCTTGCCAATCTTCAAAACTACAGGTTACAGGTGTAGCTGATATTAATATTGGTGAGTAACATCCACTTATTGCGCATGAAGCTGTATTTTCATAATAATTTTGATATAAAATATTAGAGCATGGGTTAAATTTATCAATTGCTCCTGAAATAAAATTTTGGGTAAAGTTTATAGTAGGACCAAATAAATTAGTACCATTAGAGTAACTAGAAGTTACTACTGAACCCGAGTAAAGACCTGAGGTAAATACTTGTTGTATCCCTGAACTAGAAATGTATCCTGTATTTATTCCAGAGGCTGTTACACAATATGAACCTGTATATTCATAATTTCTTTTAAATATTTGTATACTTGAAGTAGAACTACTACAACCATTAGAATCTACTGTAAAAGTAGAATAAGAACCTGAATTAAGACCATTTATATTTACTGGGGTTGTGTCAGATGAATACACAGTATTTCCTCCATCTCTTGAAGATGGTGGGGCATTTTCAGAAGCATAATAAGTATATGGAGGAGTACCACCAGTTACATTAAATATTATAGCATTAGAACATGAATTTATGTAAGATGCTGTTACTACCTGTGTTATAGCAGTTGGAGAAGTTATACTAAAAGTATTATTATAAGATTGACATTGTAAATCTCTTGAAGCTGTTATATTTAATTGATAACTTCCTGTAGTTAGATTTGAAGCTGTTATGGTATTATTAGGAAATGAACTTAATAAAACATTATTATATATATAACTTCCTGTTGGACCTAGTAAATCAACTACTAATCTATCAGTTACATTAGTAAATGCTATTGAAAGAGCCCCATTTATACCACCATAACATGATACATTAGATTGAGTTACACTAGCTGTTAATGGAGTATAAACTCCTAAATTTACTACTGAACTTGTTACACACTCATTTATATCTCTAGCTTGTATAGTAATAGAGCCTGTAGGTAATCCTGTAAAAGTAACAGGGAGATTTTGATAAAGTCCTGAACCGCTTATTCTTGCTTGAACTGCTGTTCCATCAGTTTCAACATAAATTTGACCATCATTACTTGTTGGGGAACATGGTGTTTTTAATATAGTGGTTGTATAAGATACAGGTTTATGCCAAGAATTAAATGAAGCCGAATATACAGTTTCAGTATGATCTTTAACATATATTACATTATTAGAACTAGCAGATATAAATCCTGTAACATTAGCATTAAATATAGTACTTGAACCTGTATAACTAACCCCTCCATCTAATGAATAACTGTAGTAAGGTACTCCATAATTTATATCAAAGTTTACTTCTAGACTGCCTGTAACCCCATAACATAATTTATCTAATGTAATATTAGTTATTTCTAAAGGTAAAGAAGTTATTTCTAAGTTTATAGAACTCGTATTACTTCTAATACTATTATAATTTCCTACTGTATAAAGTAATTGGTAATTTCCAGGTATTAATGAGGTTTGATTAGGGGTAATAGTAATTATACCATTATTTATAGTATAATCTGGAAAATTAGTACCATATATCTCTACACTAGTCGGATCTATAGCCCCACAATCAGCAAAATCATTTGATATAATATCTAGGGTTTGAGAAGTATATTCAGTATTTCTATATGAATAATAATCATTTACAGATATTGGAGGAGCCCCTAAAACACATATATAAATTTGATTTGTAATTACTATTAATCCTTGAGAATAAAATACATTACCGACATATGTTGAAGTATTAATATCTAAAAGATTACCTTCACCATCATCTTGGATATTGTAAGTTGAACCTGAGATTAATATAGTGTTAGGGTATAGACCTGATCCAAATATATTTTGATCTATAGATATTACTACTATTTTACTACCTTTATCGGGGTCATATCCAGTTGTATCGTATAAACTTGATGAAATATCATATAAATTAGTATCAAAAACTGTTGGACGAATCCCTAAAGCAGAGCTACCTGTTATAGTAGGAAGGTTTCTATTAGCTGCTAACATTGACCCTGAGGTTAATGTTGATTGTTCATAATTGAAGAATGATGAAGAATGGAAAAATCGTCCTGTAAGAGATCCTGATGTATAGTTTTGGTAATAAAGATTTTTTATAGAATTATAAATTAATCTTCTATATTCATCGTTTGAGGTTTCTGAGTCATTTATAGGATCAAAAGGATTTAATTGATTAATAGGTAAATTTTCACCCATGTATATTGTAATTCCATTTTGAGATAATGTAGAATTATTAACCTCCCATTGCTTATTAGCTATATAGGAGGTTAATGTTATATCATTTGAATTTAAGGTTTTGTATGAAAAACTCATATTATATTTTTCAATTTAAACATAACAATTAATATAATATTTTTAATTAAAAATCTAACTTAACCCTAATAAGTGCTTCTTTTGTAAAATCTTTTGGTAGGGGTTTAGATAATTTAGCTACCGCTAATAACTCATTATTATCGTTATACATTCCTACAGTTGTAACAAATGTTTGTGGGTTATTAACTAGTGTTGGGTAGTAAAAATCACCACTACCACTTATCATTGAAGGATTAGTAGTATAGTTAAAATCATTATTTTTAATTCTAACAAATATATAATCAGATGTTATAGTTTCTTCACTGTTTAAAGCAAATCCACCATTTCCTCCAGCTCTATTCATAGCGTTAAATAATGCAGAATTTATTAAATCTAAGTTATTAGAATTACTAGATGTTGGAATTGATAGTTGTATTCCTCCAAAACTAGAAGATAAAGTTAAAGCTCGAGTATTTAATAAAATTAAACCTACATCTGGTAAAAATTTACCATATGAACCTGAATTAGTATATCCTGCAATTGCACTGCTACTTGGTGGGGTAGATGTAGTAGCTGAACCATTAGATCCACTTACTATATCAAATACTCTACCAGCATCACAGTATGTTAATGTAGTAACATTATTACTATTGTTAGTTAAACTAATTAATCCTGATCCTGATAAGGTTAGATTAAAAGTGCTTAAGAATAATTTTTCCTTATAATTAGCTCTATTAATATTAATTACATAAAAATCAGGTGAATTATTATTTCCAGTTCCAAAATTAATATTAGTATTTTCATCTCCATTTATTAACGTTCTAAATTGACCATATGTAATTCTAGTTGGAGATATTCCAGGTATACTTGAATTTAAAGGTGCAGATCCTGATCCATTAACTTGCCCATAAGCTATAGAGAATTGAGGTAGTGCTGAGGTGAAAGTATTTGGATTTTGATTATATACAGGAAGATATGCATTATTATTAATTACAGTTGAAGATGTAAAGTATGAAGTTAAAGCAGTTTGATTATTACTCCATAGTGTTGAAACTATTGAATCTGAACTCACTACAAAGTCTTCAGTATTTAAAGGTATAAAGCTCATGTTTTATTTTTATTAGCTAGTTACTTTAGTTATTGTTACAGGAATTGTTACTCTAGCACCTGAATCTCTACCAATTATAGTTAAAATGGTAGATAATGAAGATTGATTACCAAATAGTGTATTAACAGTAGTTGCTGTTAAGTTTATAGTAGCTCCAATTACAGTTCTTGAAACATTAGTTCCAATTGTTGTTGTTGAATTTAAAGTCGCAACTTCAGCTGTATTAATACCTACACCATTAAATGTAGCTAATAATCTAGAATCACCAATAGTAGCTGTATAACCTGAAGATTCAAATGTAGTTGAAGTTCCTAAGTAATTTAATGTTTGAGGTGTAATTGCTAAAGTAGCTCCTTGACGTAATGTTATAGAAGTATAACCTACATCTAATACAGGTAATTTAGCAGTACCACGTGGTAAAGTTAAAAGTTTATACTTCATAATTTGAGTCTCATCAGGGAAGGCTTCCAATATTGGCATAGCTTCAATAGCTTCACCATAAAAAGCTGATCCTGATGGATGGTTGGGGTTGTAAAGAGTATAATCAATTTCATCATCGGATAATGAGAATTGAGTAATTCTAAATGAGCCATCATTTTTAGCTAGTAGTTCTCTACCTTTTTTAGTAAGAATTGCATCTACTGTTACTGAAGTGTTATTAAGAAATCCCATGTAATTTTATTATTTTTCTAATTATAAATATATGTAGTTTTAGTTTTTTTAGATTTAGTTTAATTATTATTAGAAGTAAAGATATCTAATAAGTTTTGAGCTTTTAATCTTTTAACAATATTACCTGCATCATCTTTAGTTTTTTCATCTAAAAATTCAGGTAATAATATTCCAGGAGATGTTTGTCCAGGTTTTTTATCCGCAATTAACACAACATTGGTTTCATCAGGTACTTTTGTTAGCATTATAAAATTTAAAACTCTACCTATAACTGAACCTGTTGGATTATTTTTACAGGCTTGAGATGGTATATCTGGGGGTAGACTTATTAATGAGTTATTTAATTCACTAACTTCAAATACTAATCTATCGTTATATGAACCACTTCCATTAGAACCTGAACCTGGAAATCTACCAGGAGGATAAATATTAATGATTTCTCTTTCAAAAATAGGTGAAAAAGGAAATTTGGCATTATCGTGATTATAAAATCTTATTAAATCTCCTTTTTTAGGATTAAAATATTCTGTTATATCTTGATAACCTGATGCTAATGATTGACTAGGTACTATTTGTTTTAAGTAATTTCCATAATTTGAAGCACTAGGTGTATAATGATTATAATATAATTTAGATAAATCATATGATGCTGTTAATAGAGTAAATACACTACCACTTACAACTTTATTTCCTCTCTCAAAATACCAATTATTAGTAGTACTTGAACCCGAACTAAAACCATTATCATATAATTCTGTAAGATAAATAATACTAGGAGCTTGAGTATTATAATATGGGAAATCAGGATATGTTGAAACTATACTATAAGTAGGGGCAGTTGTAAATTGTATATTAGTACTTGTAGATTGTTTAGTAAATGTAAAGGTTTGTTGTATATTACCTATAACTCCACCTAAAGTTTGTAAGGGGATATCAACAGGACCATTTTGTCCTTCTCCTTGAGGTAGTACTATTTCACCTTCAAAAGGATATATTGCTTCTATAGTTAACCCATCTAGTTCTTCTAAAGGATAAGATTCTGGAGGTTGATTTAGAGAAACTAATGGTGATGTTGTTTTATATGAATTAAAAACAGAAGATGTTGAAAAAGTAGTTGAACAATTTAAAACTGTAACTGTAATTTCATTGGAACCATTTACACCATAAACTAAAGGACGTGGTGGTGCAGGTCTATAATTAGATTGCCACGGATATCCATCTGCATCAATTTCTTCTCCACTTGCACTAGCAGGTCCTGTTATAGTTATACCTGAATATATATTATTTCCGGGGTCATAGATAGATACACTTTTACCATCAGGGACTTTAACACTTATTAAATTATCTTGATAATTTCTAAGAATATCCCCATCTAGATAGGTTAAAGTAGATAGTTGAGTAGGTGATCCTGGAGTATTAATTTCAGTTAATTGATATTCTGATCCTGAAAAATTTGCTCTGTTATATAGTAATACTGGTGCTCCTTCATCTGGTGGAGATACTTTTATAGTTAATTTAACACTTCCTGTTACTCTTTGTCTAATTTCTCCATCATATGGAGTATTTCTAGTTACAGTAAATAATATAGGTGAGTTTATTGTTACAGAAAGTACTGATTGTAATGAACCTATAGCACTAGATGAAATGGGATTTTGTAATATAGGAGGGGATTGGATAATTAAACTACCTTGTAAACTAGCTGTTACTTGGGAACCCGAAGCAGGATTAGGAATTGGGACTTCATCTAAAAGTGAAAATTCTAGACTAGACCAATTTGAAGTGGTATTAGAAATATTTTGTAAAATAGGTTCATATCTAAATCCACCAGCATAAATAGGTTTTAAACCATTTAAAGCTTTTTGTTTAGTTGGTTGGTTTACATTATCTAAAGCTACATTCACATCGGATTTAGCAAATATAGATTGAACATCAAATAAATTTTTATTAGCTTCTGTTAATTCTATTACATTAGAAGCACTATCAATTAAATACTTAGTATTAACATTTACTCTTCCAGGGAATGTTAAAGATTGAGATGTTATTTCTCTAAAATAAGCAAATTTAACCGAATTTAAATCTATTACAGGAGAATTACCATAAGAAATATCTCCAGGAGAATATATGTTGTATAAATTACCAAATAATCTACTTCCATTATATCTTGGATTAGTATGTCTTTTTAAAGTATAATTACTGTCTTGAACTGGAGCATTTAAAAATCCATACCCAGTACCATTTAAATTAACTTTTAAACTAGCAGTTAAAAAATTAAGATTAACGGGTAAAATTGAATCATACCCATAATCCACATCTAGATATTGGGGTGAAGTTCTAGCAATTAAAACGTTGTTTAATGTTGGATTTATGGGTAATCTATAGTAGTTATCATATATGCTAGAAGAAATATTAAGTGCTAAATTATTCAATTCATACACTATATTATCTAATGATTGTGAATGAACTGTTATTACAGTACCACCTAATTCACCTGTAAATAACTCTCTATTATCATCATTATATTTAGTTATACTACCTGAAATGTATGATGTTGATGAAGTATAAGCTGTATTATAAATTTCGTCTAATCCATTTGATCCTGTTATAAAAGCAGTATCAATAGAACCACTATAATCTATAAAAGTCATTACAGGTTCGTGTCTTGCTATTTTATTTCTTTCTAAGATATTAGTATTAATAACTAATCCTGTTGATAAATTAGTTTTAGCAGGAACAAAATCCTTTATCATTTTGAATAATGAATTATCAAAATAAGATAAAAGTTTAATTAAATCAAAAACATTTTGTGAATTAGTATATTTTTGAAAATAAAAATTTCTTAAATCAGTTAGTGCAGGGTACGAATCTGAGGAATCTAATCTTGGATCGCCAATATATTCGTCAATATTAAATGAACCTAATTGTGCTATTATATCCTCATTAATTGAGTCTTGTAGTGAAATTGATACTTCAACTACATTTAAATCAGTTGTGTATGGGTAAGTTTCAGGTTTTTGAATTGAAATATAAGGAGTTATTACATCTCCAGGTACTAAATTTGGAATAGCTATTCTTACTTTGTCATCTATTTCAGTAATACTTCCTAAATTAGGAGTATTAACTAAGAATGTTTCATGATTATCTAAGTAATTAGCATTAGTAAAATTTATTAAAGATATATTAGATGTAATAACATTACTCTCATCTCCAAAAGAAGCTGTTTGAGAAGGATGAACCGATACATATGTACTTTTAATTGTATTATCTAATTCACTTCCAAAAGGATATCTAAATATCAATTTATCATAAGAACCTGTAACACTATTTTCAGGATAAGCTATAGGATTTAAAATATGGTCTTTAAAATTATTTATTGAGATAGAGTCTATCCATAATCTAAATTCTTGTAAAGAAGCAGAAGTAGGATAATAGATATTACTGTTACCTATATTAATACGATCAAAAGTATTCCAACCATATAAATTATAATTGGATTGTGTAGCTCCATCTATAGTAATAGAACTTGATTTTAGATATTGAATCCCATAATCATTTTTATTACCTATAGTTAAAGTATAAGTATTAGTAGTTGTATAAGTAGTTAAACTATTAGCATCTAAACTACCTGTTTCTCTAGTTAAATTTAATACCCACCAATCATCATTATAAATTGGAATGTTTATTGGAGTTGAATATATAAAATTATTACCATCACTTAACCCAAAACTAACATCACCAAAAGAACCTGAGTCTTGGGTTACTTTTATATGTTTGTAGTTACTTTCTAGAATAGATTGAGTTGGATATGTACCGTTTAATTTAAATCTATATTCTATAGTATCAGGAAATATACTTAAACCTGTATCTAGATATTGTTTATATGAAGATCTGAAAGGTGATTGTATATATGAGCTACCACTGAGATTTAAACTATAGTTAAATTTAGGAGTGATTTGTTCTATTGTATCTAAATCTTTTCTATTTCCACCATATTCTTTAATTTTTAATATTGTATCGGGAATACCGAAACAATTAATTAAAGAACGTAATCCTCTTCTTGTACCTTTAGTTTTAAGTAAATAAGGTAAGTTGTGATATATCCTTTTATATGTTTCTTTTACGATATCATTATCAGGAATAGTATTATTAGAAGCTGTTATATAAGTATCTATTAAATATGAGCCTGTAGAAGGTAAAGTACTATTGTTAGAATCAATTCCTAATAAAGATAAATATAAATCTTCTTGATTTCTTGAATTAGTATAAAGTTTAATACCAAAATTTCTTAAGGTATCTGCTACTAAATCCTTAGAAATACCATAATCAACTCTATTATCTGCAACTTGTAAATCAGTAATATCTTTGATGTAGGTCCAAATATAATCATAATGTTGACCTAACATTGCAGAGAATAATTCTAAATTAGCATTTTGAGAATCTTCTTTTATAAATTCAGGGAAGTTATTCCAAATATAATTTTTATTCTCAATATCATAATTATCTGCATTTACTACAGCACCACCATAATAAGGAGAAGTATAATCAGTTGATCCAAACCAAACTAATGATTCTGGGTTTGTAGGAGATAAATTAGTATAAGGCTTAACTGATCCTGATTTGGGCCAAGAATAACTCCCAGATTCATAATATAAAAAATATTCATATCCATCAAATTTTTCAATAAGAGTATTTAATTGAGTTTGTAAGTTAAGTACACTTGCTGAAGTGTAAGTTCTACTTGAAGATATATTTAAACCATTTATATTATTAATATCTGATTGTAGGGATTGGATTTGAGTTAACTTATATTTAAAATTTTCCAATCTTTCTCTAGCAGATGAAAAATGAACAAAATTGTTAAAATCAGTGTAATCAACTGTAATTTCAATACTTTTTTCCTCTAACCAAGACTGTAATTGTTGATATGAAGAAGAAACGTTAGAACTTAATAAAGAAGATAAATTTAAGTAAGGTGTAGTTAAATTTGTCTTTTCTACTAATCCAATATTAATATTAGGTCCTCTTAAAGGAGTAGTATCAGGAGTAGCTTCAGCTATAAATTCGGTATTTACTTCAAAAACATAAGGTTCAGAAATACTTTCTACTACCCAAAAAGTATCTTTTAATCTGAAATCTGGTGGAAGTGGTTCGTATAATTTAATATATAAACTAGCATAGGATTCATTTGAATTATCAAATGCCACATTTACTCCAATAAGAGTTTTATTATCACCAAAATTTAAAAGAAAATCCGAATAGAAGGCTCTTGAATTTCTTTCAGAAATAAATGTTAAATAGGATTGTCCTAAGTCAGTATATGAAATTGAGTTATTAGAAACTTTAAGTTCAGTTCTATCTGAAGATATTTCTGATATGAAGAATGGAAGAGTATAAGAACTAAAAAATAATTGTCTGTAAAAATTATAAATTATCTCATATCTTCCTAATCCAATCCCAAATGATTCTAAATCCGCTTTAGGATCTAATTCAACTTGATCATAAAGAGAAGTACCTTGGATTGTTTGTCTTGTAGTATAATTTTTAAAATCATATGCAGAGTTTAACACATCACCATTAGGAGATATAACATGCACTTCTACTTTATCCTCAGGTAAACCAAACTCTTTATTAATGTTTAATGAATTTAATAAGGATTCATCACTAATTTTATAGTCTTGGTTTATAAATTCAGTAGGATCAAGTTGGGATATATTTGTAATTTCCATTATTTGGATATTGTTAAATCATTTATGGTTTGCTGTAATGTTAAGTTTTCAAGTCGTAATTGATTAATCTCATCTAATAGAGCATCTATTTCTCCTGCATTTTGATTAACACCAGTATATTCTGTACTTCTTCTAATTAATTCTAAATGTGAATTTATATCTCCTTCTACAGGGATTTCATAAAATAAGTCATTATATGCCTGAAAAAATTCATTTATGTTAATAGCATTATCTTCTATAACTGTTTGAGGTTGCAATAATTGAGAAAATTGAGTATCAATTACATTTAAATATGTAACCTTACCATAAACTGTTTTATTTAATTTAATTTGTTCCGCCATTATCTAACTATTTTAAAATAATTTGACTCATCATCTATAATTATAATTTCACCATTTGAAAGTATAGTTTTAATTAAAATTTGATAATATCTTTCAGGTTCTAAACCATTCATATATAATTTAAAATAATTACTTGTATTATCACAACTTACTTTAGTAGAAACAATATTAAAATCTACTATAATTTCATCAGTTTTTACATCTTTTAATGCCCAATATGTAGTTGGGGGTAAAGCCTTTACATTTAAATATACTGATGATGTGGAAAAAGCACGAGCAGGGAATGTATCTCGGCATTTTATTCTAAAAGTATAGACAGTATTTTCTTCAAATTCTACTTTATTATTAGATATTACAGGTATAAAATTTGATGTAGTAATTTGAGTTAATGAAGAATTATATATACTATCATCCCATCTAAATTCTAATTGGGGTGGATATATAGTATGAGTATCCATTGAAAAGAATCTGGTAATTAAAGGAGTAGTACTATTTTCTATACTAGAAGAAAGTTTTAATAATATACCATAATTGGGGATTGAACTTGAATACCATAAATTAGTGATAGAAGTTAAGTTCATATCAATATCTTTACTATCAGTATAAATAAATGATTGCGAAGTAAATGAACTTGTAATAAATGAACTACCAGAAGAAGCCCAATTTGTACTACCATTACTAATCCATGTACAACCATCAGTTGTTATAGGAGTATTGGCAGATCTACCTAACCCCATAATCCAACTTTGAGAAACAGGATATCCTAAAATTGTATAATCTATAGGTAAAGTAGCAGTAGCTAAAAATAATTTAAGATATGAAGTAAAATTACTTCCACTTATTTTATTATTAATTACATCGGTTATTTGAGAAGTAGGAAATTGAATTAACGCTCGTGTTACATCAGCGTTTATAGAAGTAATCTCAGTTTCATTTGATACCTCTAAAATTTCGTCTCTACCAAAATTTTGAGTATTACGATATGATGAAATGAAAGTATCTTTTTCAGGAAATATTTTATAAACAGCCATAAATCTAATATATAATATAAATATACATTAGGTGAATTTTTTTATTGCTTATTTCTTTTACTATCTACTATTAGTATCAATATTAAAAATACTACTACACCTACCATTAAGTAATATCCTGTTAACCCCCCATCCACTATAATTAAATTATCTGTTAAATTTTAAAAAGTAACTACTCTCCCTTGAATATCTGTTGTTAAGTTTTTTACTTCAAAAATACTAGGGTCTAGTGAAGGATATAAAATATTATTAATAGTTGCTCCTTTAATATCATAAGCATATTGTGAGTAACCTGAATTAGTTCCTGCTTTATTTACTATATTTACTTTTTGTACTGTTTGTACTCCTTCGACTTGGTCTAAAGTACTGTAAATATCAGCAATTAAAATAGGTTGGTTAATTTGCCATTTATCTATACTAAAATATGATTGTAAAGTAGTTAAGCAGTTATTTATAACTAATTTTCCATTATAGTTTGGTCTAACTACTACATCAAAATCTACTCCAATATTAATAATAAAAGCATCTTTTATATTAACACCATCAGTTATCATTCTGTATTCAGAAAGAAATGTTTTTATATTTTGTTTTAAAGCAGGACTAGAAACTGTTAAATTACCTGTAGAATTTCTAGATAAAATATAGATTGAAATAGCATTTGGGTTTTGAGTAGCTAATAAATCTGTTGGATAGTTAACACTAATCCCCATATCTTGAGTAACAAATGCTTTAGAAACTAAACCATATTTAGAAGGTAAAGATAAAGTTCTAATAATATAGTCATCATTAGTTATAGTTCTTAACTGTGTAGGATACATAGCTAAAGAATTTTGTCTTATTTCTTCATTTGTATCTCCATCTCCTCCTCCTACAGCAGCATCATCATTATTAAAAGCTAATGAATTAATTACTGTTGTTTGCATAGCAGGATCTAACCCACTACCTGCAAATGAATTTGTTCCTCCAATACGATTAGTTAAAGTATTTGAAGGTATATTTGATGTAGCTCCTCCTCCTTTTAAGTAAGTTACTGTTAAAGTAGTATTTGAAGGGGCTAAACCATAAGTTTGTGTATATAAGAAATTGGATGGATCCCAAGCAGTAGTCATTTTATCTACTCCATAAGGTAATCCTAAACCAATATTATCTGGGTTTGGTGTTATTTCTTCATCAGCTCCTGATGATACACCTGGGCCAAATTGTAACTCTAAGGTATTATTAGTTTTAAAACGAGAAATAAATCTTCTAGGTACTTTTCTTAGTTTAAGTAAATATGGAGTTGAATCATTATATTGTGATAAACTAGGATCATTTGTAGCAGTATTTTCAGTAGCCTCAAAAATAGTATCTTGAGCTAAGTAAGGTACTTCATACCATTTATTATTATCAGAATCAACTACATCTACTATAGAAATTACATTATTATCAGTAAGAGTAACGGTAGGATAACGTTCAGGATTACCAAATGTAAATGTTGTTGTAGTTAAAGTTCCAGCCGTAGCTTTCACTGTTTTTTGTAATAAATAAAATAAGGGATTACCATTAATATCATAACTATAAACTGAAATTTCTGTAGAAGTTGATCCTGAGTTAGAAAAATCTACTTTATCTGTTATATAAAAAGGGACATTTCCATTTCCATTAGTTTGTAATTGTGTTCCTTCTTCTAATATTAAAGCATAATTAAAATCTGGTATATACTGGCTACCAGATATAGTTGAAGGAATAACTTGAAATACATTAACATCAACTGAGGCGGCACTTGTTACTTTAGGTTGATATCCAAAGTTATAAGCTAGGGCTAATAGATTTTTCCTTTGCTTAGCAAATTGTAAGAAATTTTCTTGAATTTGATTATCAGTATAAAATGATAAAACATCTCCAACATATGAAGCCATTTCAATAAGCATCATACCTGGAGATGCCTCTGAAAAATCATTATATGTGTTTGGATAATAAATTTTAGCAAAGTTAACTAACTGTGCTTTTAAACTATCAAAATCACGATTTAAATATTGTACTGTTTTTGAATTAGCCATTGTTGAAATTTATTGAAATTTCGTCTTGTATGTTAGTATTAAGTATAGAATATGAAAAATATACTTGTATTAAATTCTCATCAGGCGACGCGTTTACTGATAAATTATTTAATCTTATTTGGGGGAAATATTCTTGTAAACCAAAAGATATGATATCTTCTATATTTTGAGCAGTACCTTGAGATATTTGTTCAAATAATTGTTCTCTTATACCTGCTCCAAAAATTGGATTCATTATTCTTTCTTTCTTTCCTGTAAGAAAAAAATTTAAAATATTAGATTTAACAGCATCCTTAGTAGTATAAGTAATATTTAACCCAGTTGGACCATCAAAAGGAATTTGAATCCCAACACCTTTACTAGGTGATAGATCTAATGGATTTATATTTACTGTATTATACGCCATTAAATGCTACCTTTTTCTTTTAAAGCACCCATAAATTTAGAAAAATCAGGTACTACATCAATACTTACATCATTTATATCTCTAACAGGACCTTGGGATTTAATCATTTCATCTACTGTAGCTACTACAGGAATATTAGAATCACCACCTATCATTCCAGGTGCACCTCCAGCCCATCCTACTGCTTGAGAGGCATTAAATTCACCTCCATTTAAAGTTCTCCATTCACCTGCTTGAGCAGTTTCATTTAAGATATCTAACATAGGATTACCTGTAGAAGGAATTGGTTTTCTTTCTTCAGAAATTATATCTGAAAATGATGGTTTATAAGTAGATTCTACTTTAGAATAAGGTTGAGTAGATTTATTTTCGGTTAATTTAGGTTTATTAGCTGATTTAACCGCCTCAAGTAAAATGTCTCTCATTTCTTCTTGAATAGCTTTCTTAACTTCTTCTCTAATTACTTTTCTGAATGCATCTAATTTCATACATATAAATATTTAATATTAAAACTTATTTTAATCTGGTGTTACTGGACCGTCGATTGTATTATCGGGATTATATCCTATTTGGGTTACTATATCTGTTATATCTTGATCTGTAGGTGAATCATTACCTTGATCACTTGTTCCCGTTTGACCTTGTTTATCAATATAAAATTGTCCTTCTTTAATCAAAACTTGATCATCTGTAGCATAAGTACCTTTACCTTCATATTGAATAATACCTCTTTGATCAGCTACTATTACTCTTCTTCTCAGTAAAGAAATACCTTCATCAACTACTTCTTCTTTTATTATATCGATCGCATACCCATTATATACTGAAGGTAATACTGCATTTCCGTATTGCGCGGTAGGGAATAATTCATCTAATGTAGCTAAACTATTATTTAATGAATCTATTCCTCCTTGTACAGCATCTAATAATCCTGTATCTCCTGAAGTATAACTACATTCTCTTAAATTTTTATATAAAATATTAAGACCTGTTAAAATTCTAAGAATTTCTTTTCTAATTCTACCTATTTCTAATAGTACTACTCCTGTTAAAAAACTAGATATAGTATCAACTAATTTTTCTAAATCATTAATAAAAACTGTAGCTGTAGAAAGGGTATCTGCTTGGGTATTAGTAGAAGCGTTAGTTTGTGAAATTACAGGTGATCCTCCTCCTCCTACTGCTAAGGGTACAGCTAAACGTTTTAAAACTTTCTTTATGAATTTATAAACTTTAATTAATACATTAATAATTCTTAGAATACTATTCATAAGTTTAACTATTTTTTGTATTTGAACAATTGCTCTATCAACTGTTTGAACTTGTCTAATTAAAAATGCTACACTTTCTTTAAACCTTTGAGGTTGAATTATACCTGCTAATTTTTTATTTAATTCATCAGCATTTTTAGATATAATATTATTAGCAATATTAATTGGACTCATAAATGGAGTTAATTTCCTTGCAAATGATCTTAATAAAGTAACTTTAGTTATAATTAATTGAGTAGGATCAGCAGCAGCTCCAACTACATCACTAGTAGCTACTAATACTAGATTTAATTGCTGAATAGTTTTTACTATACCTTCTCCACCAGGAATTATATCAACTAAATCATCAGGTGGTACTATATCTTCTAAAGCTAATCTAATTTCTTCAAGAGCTGATTGGTATGATAATAGTCTTGCTCTATATTGTTCATCGGTTTCTCCAGGTAATTTACCAGGAGTTAATTTATTTTCAATATTATTTACAAATTGAGTTATTTTTAATCCAAATTGTAGAAGTTTACTTTCTAAAAGACCACCAGGTGGCATAGCTTTAGTTAAAATATAACCTAAAGGATTACAAAAATCAATAGAATTTATTTCCCTTAATACAGCATTTATCCTGAACAAGACATCTAATACCTTTTCAGTACCATCGTTTATCCTTTCAGGTGCGATTTCGGTTAATATTCTAGATAAGCCAGCAGGTATTCTCATTATAATGTATAAGTTTTATCAGATTTAATACCTTTGATTTGTGTTTTAAGTCTTGTAACAGATTTTATTAAACTGTTTCCTGCTGTTCTTATTACAGGAATACCTACTCCATTACTATCTTTAGCTTTAGAAAGTTTTTGACCTAAATTATTTAAGTCATCTAACATATCTATTAATAGAGTTTCTAAATTATCCCCTTTAATAGCAGGTTGTGGTTTAGCTGTATCGGTTTCTAATCCTAGATAAATTTTTTTAGCATTAACTACCATATCTCCATCGGCATCAAAGTTAATTGTACCTGCAGAAGAAAAACCAATTGCTTGTTTAGCAAATAAAAATACAGAATCATCCTTAGAGTTAAGAGTAACTCTTCCAGAATTAATTATTATTTGGTCTCCTAAATAAGGAAAATCAGGTTTATAAGCCATATCTATTGTGTGAATGGGTCACTTATTAAATTTATTTTGGTATAATTAGAATCCATATAATCTAATTTCATAACATAAGTTCCACTAGCTCCACCCATTAAAGTTACTTGTGTAGTTTGATTAGTATCTATTCCTCCATACCCTTGATATTGTAAGGGATGATCTAATACAGTTGGATATATAAATTCAGCTGTACCAATACCTCTAGGGTTAAATTCAGTTACAGTTTCTAATTTTATAACAATATATTTACCATTACTTTTTAAAATATTATAATAATTAACATCGTCACCTACCATTGAAGGTGAATCAGTATTTAATATTCTTAGAGAAGCAATTGGTATTGATTGAGTTGTACTTCCCGTTGGTTCAGGTGTACTAGAAGTTACAGCTAAACTAGCAGTAGGTACAGGTGCTATAGGAGTTACTGGAGAAGTAGGTGTAAAAGATGATGTAGCTAATAAAGAAGTTAGGGATGATGTTGAAGGTGTTATTTGAGTAATAGATTCTGTTACATAATATAATGGTTCAGGTTGTTTTAAATTATCTGCTTCTTGTGCTGATTGATTAGGGGTAGTAAATCTTGGGTCTGGTATTTGAAGTGAACTATTAAATCCTGCTCCTAATGTTACATTAAATGATTTTAAATTTTTAGAGGCATACTCTAAAGGTATATCTTGTCCTGCACATAAATAAATTGATGAACCATCATTGTTAGGATCCTCATAAACAGGTACCCATGGATCAGGATTAATATCTAAAGTAGATTGACGGTTTCTAATTATAGTAATAGGTGAGCCAGCATCACCTTGAGTACTCCAGGGATTATTTATAACTTTTTGTTTAGTAGTAGATGAAAAACGGATTGAATTACCCCATCTTCCTTCTAATAATACATCACCTTCTTCAGGTAATAAACTACGAATATCTTCTTTTTCAACGAATGTTTGACCAAAATTTAAATCTCCACCTCCATACGATATTATATCAGGAAAAGCATTATGATGTACACTATTCCATAACCCAACTGTAGTTAAATAATAAAAAGTTTTAGCTTGTGGATCATCATTTAATCCATATGAAGGAGCATTTAATATTAATACTAATTCCTCTAAAATAGGATATTTAGAAATATTATTAAATAAAGGTTTAGCTATTAAGTTTGAAGGATTATCTTCATCTACTATAGTTCCTATAGGGGTAAATTTAATTGAACCTAATCCTGTCCATCCTCCTCCATCAGAAAAGAAATTATTTGTTTTAGTTTGTGGAGATAATAAAATATCATTAACACGAGCAAAGAAAAATAGACTTTTACCTCCATTTCCTTTACCCGATGCTATATTTGATATACTACCTTGTAAACTAGGATATAAACTACTCATTTATATTTAACTTTCTAACTGGAATTTCTTCTTCAGATTTACTATTTAATTGTTGAATTGATTCAAATAACATTTCTTTTTCAGCATCTGAAATTAACATAGTATCTTCACCTGAAGAAGAATTCATAGCTCGTTGTACTATACCAGCCATTTTGATTAAAAGATCATCATTTTTAACTGATACATCTAAGTAATCTTTAATTAAAGGAACTATAATAACAGCATCACCTGCTGAAGTAATAAATGGTTTTAAACTTTCTATTAATCCTCTAATTTCTTTTTCTTTCCCTGAAGAATTAGTATGTATCTCTTTAAGTAAATCAGCAAATGTTTTTTTACCAAAAAGAGTTATGCTATTAAAATCCATAATATGTTTTTATTATAAATATAAATTTTACAAATCTTTCTTAATAATTTAAACTAACAAAACCATAATCTAAATATTGGTTATGTAACCGTCTATATACTTTTTCTAACTTTTTCATCACCTTAGTTATTTGAGGAGTATCTTGATCGGTTTGTTCTCTAATATAAATGTAAATTCCTTTTTTATTAAAAATATCTAAGTTTTCTCTATGCTTAAATAGCTGCATAACTGCATCAGCAGTTTTAGCATCTTCATGTTCAGGAAAAACTTTAAATAAAAATAAATCCATATAATGAATAAATTTATCCATAAAATAATTTTCACCCATTAATGGATCATCTAAACTTTCAGAGCTATTTACTATATTTAAAACAATGGTTTTATCTTCATCTATAGCTTCTACTTCGGCTTTACCCTTCAATTTTTCATAATTTTTATTATTATAAAGAATTAAATAACGTTTAGCAATCGTGCCAAAATACGAGAAAGCTTTACCTTTTGATTGGTTGTATAAATGTAGTTTTTCTAGCAAGAAAGCCGTTACTTCATGTTGAAGTTCGGCTATTGTCTCTACCTCGGTATAATAAAATTTAAACGTATGAATAATATTTTCTGTTAATTTATGAAAACCATAATCTATACGTTCATTATATATTCTATTTCGCTTGTGAGGATCAGTTTCAGCTAGATATTCAATAATAGCATCTTCTGTATCTTGAGTGAAATACATTTTTTTGGTTTTAGGTTTTCTTTTACGAACCGTTCCCTTTTTTGTATACTGTACTTCTGTTTCTTCTTGGGGTACATGAAGAATTTTAATTTCGGAATTTAATACCTCCATATTATTTAATAAATTTGATATAATCCGAAAGGGCTTCTTGGATTGTTTTTAAATTAGTAAAGAAAAACCCTACTTCATCATCTGATTGAAATAATTGTTTAGAATCAATTTCTTTAATTTTTTCTTCTGAAATTTTAACTAAATCATAGAATTCAAGAATGTATTTTTCTTGGACTGTAATTTGGTTTTCTAATTTTTCTGTTTTTTTAAGTAAGTTCCAAATAACATATCCTATAATTCCTAGAATAATTACTCCTATATTGATTAATATTAATATCATATTATATATTGTTTAATAGATTTGCAAATGGTGCATCTGGGTTAGATAATTTAGGTGTTTTAACTAAAAATTTGTTAGGTACCTTAATTTCTACTTTCTTATCTTGTTTAAATTTAGGTAACCATTCCTTCTCAAATTCAATACGAGCAGCCATCATATCAGCCTGATGTAATATTAATGGTAAAGCGGTGCGTGGTTTTTGTTCGGGCATAAAGGTCATAAGGTATTTTTTATTCCCTTCATCATATAAACCATCATGTGTCTGAATGGCAACCATTTCATTAAATGAATACTGGATACCATGAGACATCAATGAAAATAATGAACGATCGGGAACAGATGCAAATGCTAATTTAGTATTAAACATATAATCTTCTCCTAATTTATCTTTTCTCCATTGATCAGTCTGGGGAATATATGCTTCATGTTGATCATCTCCCATTTTACCTAAATCATGATTTAAAGCAGAAAATACTAATTCTTCCTTAGTGTAAGTAGAAGTATCGGTTCCCATTTCTTCCCAGATATTATGTAATTTAAGGGAACAATCAATTACACGAATAACATGATCAACATATCCTCCAGGAAAAGCATTATGGTATTCTTTTTTATGTGCCGCGGGCATCATAATAATACGTTCTTGATATTTGGAGTAAAATTCTTTTAATTGAGTACGTCTTGGTTCAGGAATATAAGCATCAATACGAGACATTAAAATATCCCAATTTCCTTTAATCTGTTCGGCGTTTAATTGCATAACTTTTATTTATTAAATGTGTTAAAAATTTCATCTATTAATCCATAGATGTTGTTATATACTTTTATATTGGGAGAAGGTAATAAAAAAGATTCGGGAAGCCAAACGTAATTATAGGGTTCCTTCAATATTACCATAGGATATGAATCGCATTTATATAACTGTTCTATCTTATCCCCTAAATAAGAATTAGAAGAAACATCAATGTCGGTATAGGATATATTTAAGGTATTTAACCCTTCTTTTAATTGTTTACAATGTTCACATCCCCGTAACGTAAACATTACCATTTCCCATTTTCTCATCTTTCTATCTTATCTACTTTTTTTCTTTTCCCATACCCTAATTATACGGGAGAAATTTCTAATCTCCAAATTATTTATATGACGTTTCTATGACTCTTTAGATGCCAATATAAATATATAAAATTAAATTATTTCTTAATTTCTTCTTGTGGATCATATACCTTATCGAAATCTGATAGTTTATAATTCATATCCATGATTCTACCGTAAATTTTTGGAGATAATAAATGTTTATATTCACCAAAATTATCTTCCAAATCTAAAAGTAAATTAGAGACTTCATCTCTATCAAAATTTTCCCCTGAATTTATAATTTTTTCAATCATATTTAAAGATTGAGCAATTATAGGTTCTAATAGAGGAATTAACTGTTTGTCAAAATCAATTTCATTCTTCATAATTTTCCAATTCTTTAATAAAATAATAAACCACTATAGGGTGTAGTAATATTGTAAAAATAAATTCTTTGAAAGTAAAACTTATATTTCCTTCAGAGGTTATAGACAAATAACTAATAATTATAGAAATGATTAAGCCTACCCCTAAATACGCTCTAACCCCAATCCATATATACAATAAAATTTCAATACTCATAATAAATTCCATCAGAAGTTTTAAACATTTCACCCAAATTTTCAACGGTTTGAATAGCTTCCTCAAGAGAAATTTCAAAAAATTCCCTAGAAGACCCTTGAAATGAACTCATCCTAACATCCTCCAAATATTGGTGTACTACATTTTCCAAAGCATAACCATTAGAAACAGGTAAAGCCCAACGCAATTGCCATTCAGAAACGGTACCCGCACCATTAATTTGTTTAATCCTAGAAATTGGCGAAACAGCTTTACCTATTTTACACACCTCAGGATATGCCTCGTTGGTTAAAATATACACGTATTGCCCTTTAGTGGTGGAGTGGTGAAATTTAAGGGCTGACTCGGTGCTTTTCCCATACATATATGTCCAAACCAATTGTGGAGGATCTTGATGAAGTAATTCTTCTTTATATTCTATAATGAAATCGAAGGAAAGAAAATCCAGGAGTTTACCACGTGGTATTTTTTTATATTTTTGAGTTAATTCCTGGAAATTATTTCTCCAAGAAGAAAATTGTGGTAACTGATTTAAAGAAGACTGGGCACCATCGGTATGATAAAGTATAAGTTCACCGTGTGATTCCATTTTTTGTGCCTGAGAAATATTAATTGATTTCATAGGGAGAAAATTTAAATTATAATGGCTTTAACTACCTCAATATGTTTCCCATATTGGTGATGTTGGGGAGAAACTCTTTCATGATTTCCATAATACCATTGAGGGTTAACATTTAGGGCAACATCTATGGTTAGAGGAGTACCCTCGGGAAATTCTATATCATCATATCCACGCTCGTAACCCTTGATAACTACTCTTAAATCTTGATCCTTGATTTGGGAAAGGATTTCTATTAGTTGTTTGACTGTCATAATCCTTTTTCTTTTTTATAGATTTCTAAAGATTCTTTGTTTGAATATCTTGGTTTTGTTGTAAGCCACTCTGCAAATCCAATAGCAAAATCTTCTGCTATTAATTGAGATTCATTGCTTAAAAACTCTGAAACCTCTTTAAATCCGTAAGCTTGGAAAAACTTTTCAAACTTTTCTTTTAGTGTCATATTAATATGATTTTCTTACTCCTGTTATCATTATATATTGAAATTCTCCTTGTTCAGTGAAAAAATGCTGAATGAACTTTATTGTATAATGTTCTTCATGTTCTGGAAGTGTAATTACTTCTTTCAATCTAGGTCTTATCATTTGGGTTTCAATGTCATGTTCTACTTTACCCTGAAACATTAATATTAATCTAACTTTTATCATAACTATCTTATTTTTATTGTCCAAACTCGTTTTAATCTCATACCACCATACTTAGGATCATACATTCCTATATACTTGTACAATGAAATGTTTGAATACTTTTTGTCTAGGGTAAATGTTTGTGGATCCCATCTATCCTCAATTAGGAAAGTATATCCTATTAACCTGCATAATTTATAATATACCTTTCTCATACATTTAATTTTTAATGAGGTAATATACGAAAAAGGAATTGGAAAACCAAATAATCCCTAACTAAAAGTTAAGGATTAACATCTTCAACTAATTTATTAGTTTAAGTAGGGATATACCAAAGGTTTTCCAAAAAAATTTTTAAAAGAGGATTTTACAATTTCGTAAAGTGTGGGTGAAATGGTTATTTCGGAATTGCGATATATGAGTATATATGAGGGGGTGGGTGAAAGATCGTAGTCGATCTGAGAGTGGCACATTCCTTCCCCCACCCGCCACCGCCACGCGTATGGACAGCAACGCGGTGTGGGCGCACCCCTATAAGCCGCGCACGGTCGCTATCGTCCCGAGGTCAAACGAATTAGTCCCACTCTTCAAATTCTTCTGCCTCGGGATCATCCTCATACATTCCTTCAGAAATATCATCACAGGCGATATCCAAGTGCGTAAGTGCGTTATCCAAGTGGATTTTTACGTTATTATCGATTTCGCTGTACAATTCATCATTATCGATATAATCCATCGTGCGTTCCAAATCCTCCAATAATTCTTGCAGTTGGGCGCTTAATTTGGTAAGTTGTTTAAGTGTATTCATAATGTATAGTATTTTTAACCATACATATATGGGGGATTACTCCCCCACACTTGTTTCTGGGATGTATGGTACTAGATTATCAAATCTAACAGTTGTTACCACTTTTTTACCTAACACAAAGGTGAATCCGGTGAAACTTACTCTATTCATTTTAATTACATTACATTCGTAATCATTAAGTACTATCTTATCATCAATTGATGAACGGGATTGTCTTGAAATGTGACCACCATCAAAGTAATAAGTTGAATCACCTAAGTATTTTTTACCTCCAATGTAGAATGGGGTACCGTCTAAAAATTGTTCTTTTGTCATAACCTTTTATATTTTATTATTATACTTAAATATACGAAATGATATCTGAGTATCCAAGTTTTACTGAGCGCTTCTTAAAGTGGATTGTATTACACGGTGTTCTGTGCCCCGAGCACTCCTAAGGATAGCCCACCCATCATTGTATGATAGTAGTAAACCAACCACCATATTGGCATTACCAGTGTCTCCCCAGTATACGACTCCTATTTGAAGGGTAGGCGTTGTGGGTTGAGTGGTAACTATGGTATTGAGCCATTTGGTATAACGTTTACTGTACACCATTTTCAAACATAATTATCTGGTTATTAACAATGGCAAACTGTTTATGCTGTACCATCTTATCATAGTATTTTTGGGTTTTACTCTGAGATAATTTACGTTGGGATCCACATGATTGACATGATAGCCAAACAAAAAATAGGGCAATTGCGATTGCGTAGGGTCTAAATGCTTTCATAACTTGTTGTTTTAAATGGGATTTGAGTGGGGTATTTTTGGTACCCCGTGGCTATTAACCTACCTTTACTCTATCACCTTATTACATGTTAAATATACGAAATTGATCTTATGGATCCAATCGCTGTTTAAGGAGTTGTTTAAGTTCTTTAATTTGAGATTTCATTTTAACTATATGGGCCTCTTTCTGTCTCATTCTTGCAATCCACTTCCAAGCATCCTCCATCTCTAATATATCATTAAGGGTTTTATGCAATTGAGCATTTTTAGTATGTAATGCTTGATTTTCGAAAATTAATTCATAATTGGATCTATTATGTATGGAGTTAGTAAGATAAGGGGATTTATATTGACCAATCCAATATTTTTCTCTGTCATTAATACTGGATTTATCACATTGTTCTAATATACAGAATTCAAATTTTTTGTTATGTTTTATTAAATGCTCCTTTAAATTAACAAGTGTTGGATTTATAGGTTTATTCCAGTGGGCATCCCATCGTTGGTTTAAATTCTTAGATTGCCCCACATATACAACTTCATTATACATGGGGTTTATTATCCCATAAACATAATACATTTTCATAATTTATATTAATATTAACAGATGCTCAACATTTTGGTAAGATTATTGAATATTATTCATGTCTCCTTTCTCTTTCACATGTAACGTAGAGCATTCTTCACCATAATGGGCGCCTTATATTGAATATCCTCCATTCGCCTATAAAAAATATAGTGGGCCTGTGAGAGCAGGCCCGAAACTATATTGGGGGAAAATTATTCCGCTTTGGCGGGACGACCTAACTTAATGGTTCCGTTTAAACGTTTCGCTTCCAATTCCATTTTACGTTTGTAGGAAGCACTTTCCGGGTTTGGTTTACGTCCCAATTTAACTAATCCTTTAACTGATAGTCTCATTTGGCGTTTTGAACCCTCTACTACGGGACGACCTTTTTTAAGTTCACCTGCCGCACGTTTAGCTTCTAATTCCGCCTTACGAGTGGCATGTTTGCTTTCAAAATTCACGGGTCTTCCACGTTTAATTTCGCCTGCCTCACGTTTGGCAGCCAACTCGGCCAATCTGATTTGTCTTACTGAATTTGTGTTAACTGGTCTACCTAATGTTTTTACTGTGTTTGTCATAACCTTTATTTTTTTATTAATTAATTTCTTATTACATGTTAAATATACGAATCCTATTTTACGAAACCAAACTTACTTTGATATAATTTCGATCTAATATTCTTTTACATTCAGAATAATCTGATGGATTAACTAGGAAAGTATTTCCTGTATTGTAAAATACATTGGAAAGCTTGTTTGAATTGATTAACAATTGGTTCGCTTTTTTTCTTAGACCTAATTCTACTGTAAATTTTTTCATATTTTTTCTTTTTAATTATTAACTTTCTTACATGTTAAATATACGAAATTAACTTTAAAAATCCAAATCTATTTTATAGAGCGTTAGTAATTAACGTTTTAAAAGTATATACCTTTTTTTAAAGGAGGAAGTGGAGGGGCGGGGGAAGAAGGGTACCGTATTATGCCCCTAACTCAACACATTCCACCTATACTCGTTTCCACATACCATCCTAAGCCCTCGCCACTCTAGGAATATCTTTCCTAAATGCGTTCCCTCATAGGAAATTGTTTCCACATTATAACATTAGGTAGGAACCACGTTCCCTTACCAATTTTGCGGAGTGAGAGGAGTCGAACCTCTTGCGCAGACAGTCTTGCTTTAAACCAACCACTCCAGGACCTGCAGATCCTATTATAAAAATTAAGCTAGGACCATTGCAATCCTAGGGTTTAACCTGCCCTTGCTTATTTTTTGATGTTGTGACAGGATTCGAACCTGCATCTTTTTAATTCTTCTCACAGGATACCGAATATCTATCTCAATCTTGAGGCCTTCTTGTAGGAAGGTGCTTATACCTATTACGCCACACAACAAACTTATTATGATTTAATAATCTCCACTATATCATGATCTTCTTCAGGTATTCTAAAATTTTTGAATACAAACCCATCATGTGTTCTTGTACCATAGTTATTGTTACTATTACCAAAAGAATTACCATCTTTATCTTTAACATATCTCACCACATGGTCTAGGTAAGTATAATTATTCCAAGGTGTAGGTGCAATATATTCTAACACTGCTCCTTGTGAGGATATCAATTTATCCCCCGGTTTACAATCTCTCAAATCTACCATTTCATTTCTTTTTTTATCATTATTACTCCATTAATATACGAAGTCTGATTTGCATATGTTATTCCTTATTTGTTAAATTTTTCGTTGTAGTATTGCTCTGATAGTTTATCTCTAAAAATAGCAGTTGAACCATAACCTTTTTTGCAAGCATCTATTATCTGTTGCTTTTCCATTTCTTTGGCTTGTTCTATTAATTCAGAATTTATAACTCCGTTAAAAATAAAATCACCTTTGCCATCATCTCCTCTTAATTCTTGTATTAACCATTGTACTGCTGTCATCTTATTTCTTTTTAAATTCTTTTTCTGTAATCTGAACAAGCTTTAACCCAACCTCTATCCCAAGCATCATCTGCTCCTGGGCATTGGTTAAATAATACCGTAGGGTCTTTACCTTTTTTTATTTCATTTTCCGCTTCAGTATAACCTTCTTCAAACATTCCTTTACCATTGTAGTTAGTTTCTTTAAAAATTTTACCCCAATGTTCTAAAAATTGTATCATAATTATTTCTTTTTAAATTGTTCAAACCAGATTTTGTTTTCTTCCATATCATTTTTATCAATATATTGATATATGAAAGTTTCTAAATATTTAGTATGGTGCTCTAATATTTCTAACACATCTTCCTCATTATACATTTTTTCAGCTTGCCATTTAGCACCATACACACAACCTTTTTTAAAAATAATTCTTTCATCTTGATTGAGATATTCTTTTGAATATAAAGAATTATCAGCAACTTCTTCAAGTGTTTCTTGTTTAGGATGTTTTAAACCCAATAATTCCGTGTATTTAGAATTGTGCCATCTTAAATGTGATGGTACCCCCAATTCTTGTTCCATCTCATATATTTCCCTTTGTATTTTATTCATTTTAGGTTCTTCTTTTGGAATGTAATCTTTTCCTAACCAAACTGTAACTTTTTTACCATCAATAAAATCTTCGTGAAAATACTCTTGGTGTTCTTCGTGAAACATTACTTCTTGATTGTTTGGATTTACAAGGTTTGGAATGATGATTTTGTAACCTACATCGCATAAATCTTGTTTATCATAAGCACCTTGACTTGGACAATTATCTCCATGTTTACAAAATGATTCAACTTCAACCTCTTCACAACTTGGATTCTTAACAAACCATTCTAAAAATGTATCATCAATAGCTTGAACACCATCATTTTCAGCGGTAAATTTGATTAAATCTTTGTCTGTTGTTAGGATGATTTTTCTACAATATGATTTTTGAAATTGTAAAACACCACTCTCATAGTGATTAGACAAAGTTCTTTCACATTTAAAAACTCTATTATCTCTAATATCAATACCATATTCTCCTTCTTTAATTTCTTCTGAATTAGTGATGTAGATATTTTGACAAATTACATTATCAATCTTTGGCATAGGACTGTTAAACAAATCCCAACTATTATTCTTTAAATAATGTATTAACCTACTTGGTTTATCTGTTGGGATTATAAATATATTTTTCATAAGTTATATAGAATTTGAAATTAAACAATACATGAAGATTCCCCACACGATAATTAACCCTACCTTTGCAACGTTTGCTGCTCGTTGAACTGATTTTTCTGACATAACCTTCTATTTTTTATCTTATTACATTCGAAATATACGAAAGCAGCTTAAATTAGCTGCTTCCCTAGTATTGTTTTTATTTAATTTTTATCCAAATACCTCTTTTAAAGTAATCAACTACTTGTTCATCTCTGTAAACTGTAGTGAAAGATGAGTGTGATTTGTTTTTCCAATGAATATCACATATACCATCAACACTTTTACCTACTACGTAAATTGGAAACTCCTCACTACAGTGAGTAAATTCCTTACCTCTTAAATCATCTATTTTCATAACTGTTTGTTGTTTTAATTATTAATACTTAAAGATAGTGATTAAACTAATACTAGGCAACTTTTTCTTTAACTTTTTTCACAATATATGCCATTCCATAATAACTCTTTTCTCCTGGAGATAGGAAAGATCTTCTTAGCTTAGCATACGCTTTGGCCTCTTCATGGTCTTCAAATTCCTTAACAACTTTAATTTTCGACCCTATAGGTCCACCTATTCGAATAACTTGTGTCATATTACCTCTTTTTAATTATTATTTCTTGAACGTTTAAATATACGAAATCTAATTTAATTATTTAGTTCCTTAGCCTATTAATTATTTATAATTTTTTGATAAGCTTTACACATTTCCTCATTATCACCTAAATAAATGTTACCTAATTTTTTCATCCACTCGTAGAATTTTTCTGCTTCTTTCATATTATTTACCTTTATTTAATTCATTTAAAACAGCAACCTCAATAGTACCAATTCCCTTAAATATATTATTATTCAAGTAAATAGCATGGTGATATTCATCTACTAAATCATGTAATTTACTCATAAATTCCTGTAAATCTTTCTTTTGAATATTATTATATATTCTTTGTTTTAATTCACCTAATGCTTCACTTATGGTATCACCATCTTCGATAATCTCATTTTCAACTAATTGGTTTTCAATATTTCTAATTCCTTCTAACAATAAATCTAAATTTTTCATAACTTTACGTTTTTATCTTATTACATCTTTTTAACATTCGAAATATACGAAATTTACTTATAATCTCAAATACCCTATACGTAATAATAGTAGTAATTTCTGTTATCACTTTTCTTCTTCCATAACAATCTTTTAACAAGACCCTTAGCAAGACCCCGTCGTAACATGTCAGCATATTTTTTATTTGACTTAATAGTTTCATTTCTGTAATATCCAAAAACTTGTTCTTGAATTTGCCCTTCAGTTTTATAATTAGTAGTTTTTAAAAAATCTACAATTTCATTTACTGAACGATAAGGTGCTGTTTGTGGCCACATAATATTTTCTTTTTAATTATTAACTTTCTTACATGTTAAATATACGAAAAGAGGATATAAAATCCTCTTCCATTATTACTTTTAATAAAATAATCCGTTCCAAACCAACCAACTTGGTTTTTGGAAAATACCTAATTTAGGTTCGTTTTTTGAATACTCTCCAACAACTTCCATAGTATAACAAATATTACCACATTCGCTTACATCAACTAATATGCTTCGATTGGTTGAACTATAATTATCACTGAATTCATTACCAATTTCTTCTTTTAGCATTTGAATTTTGTTGTGACCGTCAATTGAATCTTGAATACTTAAATTTACCATAACTTTGATTTTTTAATTATACTTAAATATACGAATTATAGCTTAAATATCTTATTCCTTAATTTAATAGTTTAAATCTCATTAAACGACCTTCTCCAACAGCAACACTATTCATGTTACCTATACTTTGCCAAACAAATTTAATATTGAATGCTTGCATATGATCACCTAATTTAGTTCTCACTTGCTCATATATATCATTTGGGAAAATATGTTCAGATAAATCAAAACCATTTTCAGCATATGTAGCTATTTTATCTAATGCTTCAAGGTAGTATTTATTTACTTGCTGATTAATTCTTTGATCTCTTGCTTCTGTGTTTAATTTAATTTCCATAACTTTACATTTTTAATTATTAACTTTCTTACAGATTAAATATACGAAATATGTTTTATTAATCATATTCCTTATCTAAACTCATTAAAATGTAATGAGATACACTTGTATAATCACGTAATATATCTGTTCTCCAGGAACCAACTTCATAAACCAAGTCCTCTAATGTTGTACACTCGTTTAATGCTAGAATATATTCATTATCCATAACATTTCGATCAATTTCACTTTGAATAAACTTTTCTATAATACTAATACATGAAGGAAAGGTATTTTGTCTTTCTTCCTCTAAATCACGTGCATTTTTTCTAAAATCTTCATTATATGACATAATATTTGTTTTAATTATTATACTTAAATATACGAACTTTATTTTAAAAAATCTCTTCCTTTATACTAACAATTGCTATTTCATTTGCAATAAATTCATCCAATTCCTGCTCTAATTGTTGAGCTTCATTGTATAATTTTTCACCTCTAAATTTCCAAATCAAAATAGAAAAATCATTTCTACTCATATCAAATCTAAATTCATTACCTTCACTTTCAATAGAAAAAGAAAAATAACCACGACCTTCTTCATCATTGAAATCTTCAATTACATTAAAATTCTTTTGTACAGCATCAATTACATGTTTTGTAATAATGTTTTTTTGTTCTTTCTTTGTCATAACTTTTATCTTTTTTCTTATACTTAAATATACGAAATTAATCTTAATCTTCTAATTCCTCTATATAATTAAATTTTAATATACCTTCTTCAACTCTACCAATTCCTCTTTTTACTATTTCACTAATATAATACTCTATACCAGTTGAAGGAACACAGTGCATTGTATTTTGTAATGCTAATTTATTACCATTTTTATGATAAATTTCTGCTAATCGTAATTCAAGATTTACTCTATTCAATGTTCTTTCTTTCATAATATATCTTTTTAATTATACTTAAATATACGAACTTTATTTTACTTATCCATTTCCTTAGTCACAAAAAGCCCCTTAAAAAGGAGCTTAATGTTTCGTAATAATTAAAAAAGAATAAGGGGTTATGAAGCACTTATTTTGTAGTCAGGGAGGACTCGAACCTTAAAGCAACCATATAGGACTCGGCAACCACGCCTCATTACGCCACCTGACTGATTTATTTTATAATTCGTTATTAGCAATTGCCTTAATTACTTCTTTATTTTCTTCATCTTGTTCCTCATCAGTTTCTCCTAAATCCATAAAATTGTTTTCCAATGCCTCTCTTAAATTATCTACATTAATAGGAGCTCCTACTACTTCAATTCTATTATCATAGTTTAATTCAAACTCAACTGAATCTAAATCAACCAAATCTCTTTCATTATTCTCTGCCCATTCAATAACATTATCAATTGCTCTTCCAATATCAAAAGTAGTAATAACTCTACCTTTATTTTCTTCAATACTATTAATTAAATTAATAACATCTTCTTTTGAGAAAATTGAACTTACTGAACTTTGAACTGACTGTAATACTAAATCTTTTTTCATAACCTTTTATTTTTAAATTATTAATTTTTCTTATACTTAAATATACGAACTTTATTTTAAATCTCTTATTCCTTTTTTAAATTTTTTCTTCAATTATTAACTGAGTACTAACTTCACATTGCATTTCTCTAAATAGTTCAGGTCCCTTTTTAGAACCTAATGTTAAATAAAATACAGCATCTACATCTTCAGCATTAACAAATTCTAATTCCTTGTAGAGAAAATCAAAATTCTCAGCTAATTTAATTTCGTTTTTAGTGTTTAACCAGTTAACGATTGATTTTTTATTCATTGTTTTCATAACCTTTATTTTTTTAAGTTTTTAGCTAATGCTGATTTGAAATTCATTTCATGATTAAGTTTATCTTGAGCTAATATTTTCTCTTGATTTGCTTCCCACCATAATTGATATTCTTTTGAAGCAATACTTTTACCTTCCATAACTTTATCTTTTTAATTATACTTAAATATACGAACTTTATTTTAAATAAACTATTCCTTTAATTAAAATAAATCATTTAAGTGTTTTTGAACTTCCATTCTAGCAACATTTGAAATACTTTTAGAAAACGACCCTATATGCCATTCTATTACTTCAATATCACTAATTTTTCTATATTCCTTCCAATCATAGATTGTGAATACGTCACCTTCTTCAGTTTCCATGTCCCAAACAAAATTTACTTTGTCTTCACCCGTATTATTATTATCAGGTTCACCTAATGCTCTAGTTAAATCTTGAACACTTGCTTTAATTGTTACACCTTGAAATGAAGTTCCATCTACATTTTTGTACGTTTTTTTAGCCATAACCTTTATTTCTTTAAATTATTAATTTTTCTTATACTTAAATATACGAAATTAAATTTAATTATCTAATTCCCTTGTAAATCTTCTATATCACCTTCATATTCAAATTCCTCTTCATACTCTTCTCTTTCTTCAATCATATATCTTACCTCTTCAATTGGCTGAGACATTATTAATTGTTTTAACATTTGATCTTCCATACCTACTTCTTTAAGTATGTATTGCATTGTTTCTCCATCAACACAATCTCCTTTTAATGTTAGAGATCTTAAGTTATTAATGATCTGTTCAATTCTATTTCGAACAAACTCTCCTTCACTCATTTGAGCTGTCTCGTAGATCACTTTGTATGACTTGTAGTAATTATCTTCCCAAGTAATAACTACAGTTCTACCACACTCGGTAGTAAGTTCTGTTGAATTCGTATCAAAGACATTAATAACATCTGCCCAATCTAATTCAAATTCCTTTTGTGTTGAATTTTCAGCTTGATCTAAAAAATAATTTACATCCATCATAACTTTTTCCTTTTTAATTAATATCTCTTGAACACTTAAATATACGAAATTC